TCACGCCATCCTTGGCCCACGGCCGGGGCCGTCCGGCGTCGGCTGTTCCTGTTGCTGCGCCAGCGCTTGCGCCTGTTGCTGGTTCACCGCATCGAGCTTCTGTTGCGACTGCTCCAGTGGGCGTTCAACGGCCTGTGCCACGTCGGTCATGGAGCGGCGTGCCGCCGGGTCGGAAGGATCCTGTCCCTGCACGACGAAGAGCAGTGTCCCGCCTGAAACCTGTGAACCATCCTGCTGCAGCTTGCCGGCAGTATTGAGGGCGATATGGTCGGCCGAGGTGATGCCCGCAGCTTTCGCGTCGGCGAGCGTGCTCATCGCCAATCTCTCGCTGGTCGCATCGAACGTGCGGCCGGTGGAGGCGTCGATGCGGGCGACGCCGGCTTCAATCTGTTTGTAGAGGCGGTGATCGGGGTGATCCGCGTCGCGCGGATCGGGAAGTCGTGGCGACAGCGCCAGTGTCGAAGCCGCAACCGGCTCGACGCGATCATTGGGCGATGGCGCCTTCTGTTTGTCGTCCTGCCGCGCATCCGGCTCCTGAGCGCCATCGTCGCGGCGTCCGGAACTGGCCATGCGCATGGTGGCCGCGACCGTCTGGGCGCCTCCGTCCTGCGCCAGCCCCTGCAGGTTCGCTTCGCGTTGCGCCTGCGCGCGGGTGTCGCGGTCCTGTTCCGATGGACGTTCGATCGCATGCGGTGAAAGAGTCGCTTCTGTCCGCGCCCGCTCGATCTCCTCGGCGGTGGTGACGCTCTTGGTTTCCATACGCCGATCGTCGTGGCCGACCAACGTCGCGATGGAACCATCGGGACGCACTTCCAGCGTGTAGGGCGACCGACCGAGGCCATCGCGTGCGTGATCCTGCGTGACCGCCCTCGTCGCAGCATCGATGTCACCATCACTGCGCACGACGCCAGCCCGAGCGTAGGCATCGGTCACCGCGTTGCGCAGGCCGTATTCCGTTGGCGTCGGATTCGCCCGCGCGATCGCGGCGTACTCGGACAACTCCTGCAATCCCACCTGCTGCGCCTGCCATGTGCGATTCAATTCTTCGCGGGTGTTGCCCGACGCCTGGTTCGTGCCGAGCATTCCGGGCCTGGTCCATTCCCCGTCGGCACCGCGGGTGTAGGTGTTCCCATCGGACGCCGGCAGCGTCTCGGTCTGTGCGGCAGAATTGCGGATCACCGGTGGAACCGGTTCTTTCGATGCGAATTCGCCCCAGGCGAATTGGTCGTGGGCAATCTGATACCGAGCAGCGATCACGGCAGGTGTGTTGGCGGCGTTGTTGGCGATGATCAGAGCCGACTGACGCTCCAACTCCATCGCACGTCCATCGCTGACTGGTTCGTTCCGGGTCAGCGGTATGCGGCCGTCGAGGTTCTCTCTGATCTCGATCTGCCATTTCCCGGACTGCGCGTCACGCACATAGTCTCGGCCGGTCTCAAACGGGGCTCGTGGTGAGTCGGTCCCAGGTTCCGCAGGCAGCCGAAACGGCGCTTTCGGCTCCGGAGGATTCGCGAGACCCAGCGAATAGGAGTCGTTGGCGGATCTGTAATTCAGTTCGTCGGCCAGACGACCAACAGCGACGAGGCGTGTTTCGTCGAAGCCGCCTGTCGCATTCGGGGCACGCGCCGTGCGCAACCATGCGCCTTGAGGATCTGCAGGGTCCCGCGTCCACGCATTTCCATTGACGTCGGTCTGGGTATAGATCTGCTCGAGTTGCTTCTGATCCGCCCATTTGTCGCCCAGATAAGCCCCAACACCGCCGCCGATTACCCCGGATACCAGCGCACCTGGGCCGGTCCAGGAACCGGTGGCGGCGCCGTAGGCGAAGCCCGCTCCGAAGCCGACCAGCAGGCCGCCCGCATTGCGACCGACGAAGCGTGTCCCAGCGGCTTCGGCCGCGGCGTCGTTGCCTTGCGCCCGCAGCTCAAGGACACGATGCCCGGTGCTAGCGAAGTCGTAGGCCATGAGGGCCACGCCCGCCGCACCGACGACACGCAGTGCCCGGCCCGAACCCGGCGCTCCGGTGCGGGGCGTGTCCACGTCCGGCACCCTGCCGCCTTCCACCAGCGGTCCACGCGTTTCCGGCAACGCAGGCGCGCGCACGAGCGTTGGTGGCATCTCCTGCGGGAAGGCGGCACGCAGCCTGACCTCCATCGGTTCCGATAGCGGCAAACGTCCCGCTTCGTTTGCCTGCGCAACGGCCGTACCGAGCGATTGTCGGCCCGCGGCAGGATCGCCAGCCACCGGCTTCATGGCCGGTTGTTCGATCGCATCGAGCGTCGCCGCGACGTTGCCTTCCGACCGGGTCACACCAGCCCAGCGTGCCTCCTGTCCAGGCATCCTGCCGATCTCCGCGATCTGCGTCGCGTGCGTTTGTCGATACCCATCGATGTCGCCGAAGAATTCGCGAATGCGTGCATTCGTCTGTTCGCGCGTCATGCCCTGTGGCGTGTTGGAATGCAGATCACCGTTGACCAGTCCGGCTTTCATCGTATCGGTCAGTTCGCCCACCCTGACAGCCATGCGTTCTGCAGCAGCGCGGTCGCCTCGAAGTGCGGCTTGGCCGTCGGGACTTTGTTGCAGCCGCTCAAGCCGCAACTGGACACCTTCGGAATATGCACCGAGCGGGCCACCTGGGTGCGGGGAAAGATCAAGTTGAGCTGCCAACGCACGATCGACAGGCAGATTGAGCAGGTTGCGGGGAGCATGCAGATCAAACAAATCTTGCTTCGACAATTCCCGAAGCAGTCGGCTTTGTTTATATGCATCCTGCTCGATGACGTGATGCCCCTGAAAAACAGGCGTGTCGCTCATGAGTGCAACTCCTTTGCGAACATGTGCCTGGCAATCAGCAGTCAGCGACGTCGATGAACTTCACGCCCGCGACGTCTGCGGCATTGACAGCGTCATAGAGCATGCGATCACAGAACACCGTAAGTGCGAAGGGAGTCCGAAACACATGCGCTGATCCGACGGCTTCCTCCTTGAAGATCAAACGCGCTCCCCCCGAACGGTCGTAGTACTTGCCATTGACGAAATCGCCAGTTTCGATCTTCACCCTCGACGCACTCTCATCGAGTGCGTCCAGTGTTCGCAATACACCGCAGAAGTAGAGCTGAGAGCCCGGTGAACCATCCGCGAGCGTGAAATCGCAAGCGACGAAGACGAACCCATCGGGGTCGACCGACTCGAACACGCATTTCAACGCCTCGGAGACGATCCAGATGCCGTACAGATTTTCAAAATCGCGCGGCAAGCCACCCTGCTCGGGCACATGAATCAGATGCGGACGCTCCGGGTACTGATTCGGATCGCCGTTGGGTGGCTCCACCGTGTGAGCCCCAGGAAGCGCCAAAGTGTCTTCATTGGCGATCTCCAAGCCCGGGATCCTACCGCCGCCCCAGAAGCTCGGCTCGATGATGAAGAACTTCCCTTTCTCGAATGCGTCCCCCGCCGTGACGGGGATCGGAGCTTCGCTGGCCATGACCGCTTCCTTCTTGAGTGCGACGGGACTTCATAGGCTGCCCCGAGATACCCCGATCCTACCGTCCGGCTAAAGAGTGGGGCAAGCGTTTGCGACATGCCGAACGGCAGAAAGTTCAATCAATTCAATGACTTTAAGGTTGGAAAAAAAATCCCGGTTTTCCAACCGTCTTTCCACCTGTATTCCAACCGTCCGATGCATAGTCTGTGTGTCGCCCGCTGCTACCGCAGCACGACGAGAAGCACGACATGCAAGACCGCACTTCCGCGCAAGGCGTCTCCGACGATGCCCGCGCCTTCGATGAGAACCAACTCGCCCGGCGCTGGGACATCTCCCACCGCACACTGCAGCAGTGGCGCCGGATGGGGATCGGCCCTGTCTACCTGAAGCTCGGCAATCGCGTCAGTTACCGTCGCGAGGACGTCGAGGCCTACGAACGCCAGGCGCTGCGCCGCGGCACCGGCGAACGCGCGTTCGCGTGAGGACGACGATCATGACCGACCTCACCCTCCTGCCGGCGGAACTCGCCGAACTGTCCGTCGCCCAACTGGCGGCGCTCTCCCCCCAACAGAAGATCGTTCTCGCCCGGCAACTGGAGCAGGCCGGCGACTGGCTCAAGCAGGTCAAGGCCCGCTTCGACGCCGCGCTGGAGCAGACCTACGGCGACCGCATCCGCGACGCGCGCAGCGACGGCGGCAAGGACTTCGGCGTCGTTCACGTCGCCGACGGCGATCTGCGCCTGACCGTGGATGTGTCCAAGCGCGTGACCTGGGACCAGACGCAACTGGCGACGATCGCCAAACGCATCGATGCTGCGGGCGAGTCCGTCGAGGAATTCATCGACGTGAGCTACAGCATTTCCGAATCGCGCTTCCAGAACTGGCCGTCGACGCTGCGCTCGCAGTTCGAGGCCGCGCGCACCGTCAAGCCCGGCAAGCCGACGTACCGGCTGACGCCGGCCGGGGAGGGCTGAGATGACGCTTCCCATCATCGGCGCCGACCAGCGCATGTCCGAGCGCCGCGGCGTGAAGGGCGTGCTGATCGGTAAATCCGGCATCGGCAAGACCTCGCAGTTGTGGACCCTCGACGCGGGCTCGACCCTGTTCCTCGATCTGGAGGCGGGCGATCTCGCGGTCGAGGACTGGGCCGGCGACAGCCTGCGCCCCCGCACCTGGGGCGAGTGCCGCGACCTCGCCGTGTACATCGGCGGCCCGAACCCGGCACTGCGCGACGACCAGGCCTACAGCCAGGCGCACTACGACGCCGCCTGCGCGCGCTACGGCGATTCGGCGCAGCTCGCGAAGTACCACACGCTGTTCGTCGACTCGATCACCGTCGCCGGCCGGCTGTGCCTGCAGTGGAGCAAGGGCCAGCCGCAGGCGTACTCGGACAAGACCGGCAAGCCGGACATGCGTGGCGCTTACGGCCTCATGGGCCAGGAGATGATCGCGTGGCTCACGCACCTGCAGCACACCCGCGGCAAGAGCGTGTGGTTCGTCGGCATCCTCGAGGAGAAGATCGACGACTTCGGTCGCCGCATCCTGCAACTGCAGATCGACGGCAGCAAGACGGGGCTGGAATTGCCGGGCATCGTCGATGAGGTCGTCACGATGACGGAGATCGCCGCGGACGACGGCACGGCGTACCGCGCCTTCGTCTGCCACACCCTCAATCCGTGGGGCTATCCGGCCAAGGACCGTTCCGGCCGCCTCGAGCTGATCGAGGAACCCCACCTCGGTCGCCTGATGCAGAAGATCGCCGGCAGCGCGCGCCCCGCGCTGGAACGGCTCGACTTCACGCGCCCCGCGACCACGACCACCCCTTCGCACGCGCCGGCCGTTGCCGCGCAGGAGACTCCATGACCGTCTGGAACGATTTCAACGACGCCGAACAGCAGCAGAGCTTCGACGTCATCCCCAAGGGCACCGTCGCCTGGGTGCGGATGACGATCAAGCCCGGCGGCTACAACGATCCGAGCCAGGGATGGACTGGCGGCTGGGCAACCCAGAGCGACGAGACCGGCGCGATCTATCTGGCCTGCGAGTTCGTCGTGCTCGAAGGCCCGTTCGCGAAACGCAAGCTGTGGTCGAACATCGGTCTACACAGTCCGAAGGGACCGACCTGGAGCGGCATGGGCCGCAGCTTTCTGCGCGCGCTGCTCAATTCCGCGCGCAACGTGCGACCGGAGGACAACTCGCCGCAGGCGGCTGCCGCGCGGCGCATCCAGGGCTTCCACGAACTGGAGGGCATCGCCTTCGTCGCGAAGATCGACATCGAGCGCGACGGGCGGGGCGATGCGAAGAACATCATCAAACAGGCGGTGGAACCCGGTCAGCCCGACTATCCGCCGGGCGCGCCGCCCGCGGCCGGTGCGGCGGCCCGTGTGGCCGCACCGGCCACGCCGCACACCGGGTCGGCGGCCCCGACCGGCCGCCCGACGTGGGCGCAGTAAGGCCCACCCGTGCGGTGCTGGGCCTGCGGCCAACCGGCGCGCGGGTTCGGTCACCTTGACCTGAGACACCCGCCCGCCGATCCACGGCGTTACCCGCACCGCTGGGCCTTCTGCTCGCGCCGCTGCCAGGACGCCTTCCACCAACTCTACGACACCCGCCGCCGGCACGAGCCGGCGGCGCTGGAGGAGCTTGTTCCCGTGACTCTGCCCCTGTCCCCCGATGCCCAGCGCGCTTGCCTGCTCGCGCTCGGCAACGCCGCCGACGCCGTCGGCTTCGCCGTGCCGCTGGCGCAGTACTCGCAGCAGCAGGCGCTGCACGTCATCGATGCGGTGATCCATGCCTACGAACGCCAGCAGCACCAGCACTCGCGCGCGCTGCGCGGGCTGCCGCCGCTGGACGATTTCGAGGACGACGACATCCCTTTTGACGATGGGCGTGATGCCACGACCGCCGATTCGCATCGGTGCGTCACGCCTGCCTCGAACCACTGACGACCGACTTTCACGATGCTCGATTTCAATTCCTCTTCCACCGAGTCCGGACGCCTCGAAGCGTTGATCGACATCGGCCTGCTGCAGGCGCGCGCGGCCGAGCCCAAACGCACCTACCTCGGTGCGTCGCGACTGGGCGTGGCCTGCTCGCGTGCGCTGCAGTACGAGTATGCCGACGCGCCGGTCGATCCCGGCCGCGACACCGACGGCCGGATGTTGCGCATCTTCGAGCGCGGTCACGTGCTCGAGGAGAGCATGGTCGCGTGGCTGCGCGGCGCGGGGTTCGATCTGCGCACGCGCCAGGACGACAGCACGCAGTTCGGCTTCTCCGCGCTTGATGGCCGATTGCGTGGCCATGTCGATGGCGTGTTCGTGGCAGGACCGGAGGGCTACGACTACCCGGCGCTCTGGGAGTGCAAATTCCTCGGGTCGAAGGCCTGGCGCGAACTGGAGAAGAACAGGCTCGCCGTCGCCAAGCCGGTGTACGCCGCGCAGGTCGCGATGTATCAGGCCTATCTCGACCTGCATGCGAATCCCGCGCTGTTCACCGCGATCAACGCCGACACGATGGAGGTCTACGCCGAGCGCGTGCCCTTCGACGGCCGGCTCGCGCAGCGCATGTCCGATCGCGCGGTGCAGATCGTGCTCGCCACCGATGCCGGCGAGCTGCTGCCGCGCGGCTTCTCCGACCCCACCCACTTCGAGTGTCGGTTCTGCGCCTGGCAGGACCGTTGCTGGAGATCCGCATGACCCCCGATGTCCTTCCCGATTGCAACGCGCCGATGGTCGCCGCGCGCACCGCGCACCAGGCGCTGCGCATTCCGATGCAGTGGCTCAACAACAAGGTCGAGCGCAGCGCGCGCGGCGTGCCGCACTATCGCATCGGCCATCTGGTCCGGTTCCGGCTCAGCGAACTGGAGCAGTGGCGCGATCGCCACGCGGCCGTGATCGCGCCGCGACTGGAACAGGCCGATACCGCAGCGGTCGTCGTCTCACCGCCGCCGGTGGCCACGGATTTCACCGGCGTGAACTGGCACAGTCGCGAAGGACTCGCCGAGATCTTCGTGCGCCGCCACCGCAACGACTGCCGCTACAGCGCGCGCCTGCGAAGCTGGTTCGTTCGCACCGATCAAGGCTGGCGCCGGGACGACACGCTTGTCGTGTTCGACCGGGTGCGCGGCATTTGCCGTGAAGCCGCTGATCGCGCCCGGACAGAACAGGCACGGCGCTGGTTCGCCAGTGCCACGACGGTCGCGGCCGTGGAGCGGATCGCGCGTCTGCGCGCGGATGAGATGCCGGCCGGCGAGGGGAGCGGGCAGTGACGCATCCGTCTCTGGACTTCAACGATGTTCCGCAGGTCGCCGCGCCACGCGACGGTCGGGATGAGATCCGCGCGCAACTGCTCGATCGTCTGGAATCGGTGCTGACCGCGCTGTTCCCCGCCGGCAGGAAGCGACAGGGCAAGTTCCTGATCGGCGACGTGCTCGGCAGTCCCGGCGACAGCCTGGAGGTGGTGCTCACGGGCGAGAAGGCGGGTCTGTGGACCGATCGCGCCAACAATACCGGCGGCGACATCTTCGATCTGATCGCAGCGCACTTCCGGATCGATGCACACGCCGAGTTCCCGCGCGTGCTGGACGAGGCGGGGCGGCTGCTGGGGCGCGCGTCGGCGATGCCGATCGCGAAACCGAAGAAATCGCCGCCGATCGACGATCTCGGCCCGGCGACCGCGAAGTGGGACTACCTCGACGCCGACGGCCAGCTGATTGCCGTCGTCTATCGCTACGACCCGCCGGGCGGCAAGAAGGAGTTCCGGCCGTGGGATGCGAAGCGTCGCAAGATGGCGCCGCCGGAGCCGCGCCCGCTGTACCACCAGTCCGGGATCGCGACCGCGGACACCGTCGTGCTGGTCGAAGGCGAGAAGTGCGCGCAGGCGCTGATCGATGCCGGCATCGTCGCGACCACCGCGATGCACGGGGCGAACGCGCCGGTCGACAAAACCGACTGGTCGCCGCTGGCCAGCAGGACGGTCGTACTCTGGCCCGACAAGGACAAGCCCGGTTGGGAGTACGCCGAGTGCGCCGCACAGGCGATCTTGGCCGCGGGCGCGCAAGGCTGCCGGATTCTCTATCCGCCGGAAGACAAACCCGAAGGCTGGGATGCGGCCGATGCGATCGCCGAGGGCTTCGATGTCGCCGGATTTCTGGTCGCCGGCCCATGCACGCCTGTTCGGTATGCGGGCGATCTTCTGGCGACGCAGACCGCGCAGGCGGGCGATCCTGCGGCTGGGCACGGCCTGTTCGAGGATCTGGACTGGACCTCGGAAGCCGGATTGGCGCGGGCGTTCACCCGGCGCAACGGCCAGGACTGGCGCTACTGCGCACCGTGGGGCAAGTGGCTGGCCTGGACAGGCACGCGGTGGAACGCCGACCAGCGCCTGTACGTCATGCACCTGGCGCGCGAAATGTGCTGCGCGGCGGCGCTGATGTCGAAGTCGCCGCCGTTGAGCCGCCGGCTGGCCAGTGCCGCCTCGATCGCCGCGGTCGAGCGGATCGCACGATCGGAGCCTGAACTCAGTTCGATCCCGGACGAGTGGGATGCGAACCTCTGGGCGCTCAACACGCCGGGCGGGGTCGTCGATCTGCGCAACGGCCGATTGGCGGCACATCGGCGCGAGGATGGGATGACCAGGATCGCCACAGCGACGCCGCGCGGCGACTGCACCCGCTGGCGCGCGTTCCTCGGCGATGTGACCGGCGGCGACGCGGATCTGCAGGCGTACCTGCAGCGAATGGCCGGCTACTGCCTCACCGGCGCGACCAGCGCGCACGCGCTGTTCTTCCTCTACGGCACCGGCGCGAACGGCAAGTCGGTGTTCGTGACCGCGCTGGCGACGATCCTCGGCGACTACGCGACCAACGCGCCGATGGACACGTTCATGGAGGCGCGCGGCGATCGCCACCCGACCGATCTGGCCGGCCTGCGCGGCGCGCGCTTCGTGGCCTCGGTCGAAACCGAACAGGGTCGACGCTGGAACGAGTCGAAGGTCAAGGCGATCACCGGCGGCGACAAGGTCTCGGCGCGGTTCATGCGCCAGGACTTTTTCGAGTACACCCCGCAGTTCAAGCTCGTCATCGCCGGCAATCACAAACCGGCCATCCGCAACGTCGACGAAGCGATGAAGCGGCGCATGCACCTGATCCCGTTCACGGTGACGATCCCGCCCGAACGCCGCGATCCGAAGCTCACCGAGAAGCTGCTCGCCGAGCGCGACGGCATCCTCGCCTGGGCGCTGGCCGGTTGCCTGCAATGGCAGCGCACGGGCCTGCAGCCGCCCGCGAGCGTGGTCTCAGCGACCGAGGAGTATTTCGAGGCCGAGGACGCGCTTGGACGCTGGATCGACGAACGCTGCGTGCGCATCGATCGCGCCCGATCGCTGACGGCCGAACTGTTCAACGACTGGAAGGCCTGGGCCGAGGCCGCGGGCGAGTTCGTTGGGTCGCAGCGCCGGTTTTCAGACCAGTTGGTCGCCCGAGGCGTCGAGAAGTGGCGCAACGGCCTGGGCGTGCGCGGCTTCCAGGGCATCGGCCTGAAGGCGGAGCTCCGACCCGAGCGAAGCCGATTCCCCGACGACAACGACGATTGATTCCCCGCCACGCCACCCACGTCTGACGCAGTCGACACAGTCCATGATTATCCTCTTTACGCGCGTGTACGCGCGCGTAAGAAGTTATCCATAAGCTGAGTCGACTGCGTCAGACCCGATCCCCCACAGGACTCCGGAATGACCAGAACCCTCCTCGCGCTCGACCTCGGCACCACCACGGGCTGGGCGCTGCGCACCCCCGATCGCCGCATCGTCAGCGGCACCCAATCCTTCAAACCGCAGCGGTTCGAGGGCGGCGGCATGCGCTTCCTGCGCTTCGTCCGCTGGCTCGACGAACTGCAGGCGCTTTCGGGCGGGCTGCAGCACCTCGCGTTCGAGGAAGTGCGCCGGCATGCCTCCACGGACGCCGCGCACGCCTACGGCGGCTTCCTCGGCCAACTCTCCGCCTGGTGCGAACAGCGCCAGATCCCGTACCAGGGCGTGCCTGTCGGCACGATCAAACGACACGCCACCGGCAAGGGCAATGCGAACAAGGACGCGATGCTCGCCGCGGTGCGGGGCTGGGGCTACGCGCCCGTCGACGACAACGAAGCGGATGCGCTCGCGCTGTTGCACTGGGCCATCGCGCAGGAGCGTTCGGCATGACCGTGTGGACGTTCGACGAAGTCGAGCACCGCTTCCACGAAGCCGCAGCGACGTCGTACCGCTTGCCCGCCGCGCGCGTGGCCGGCTACGTCAGCCTGTGGCCCGAGATCGCGCGCCAGTCGTGGGAGGGCTACGCGGACGAGCGGATCGTGCTGCGCTTCCCAGCCACACCCGCGGCCGTCGATCGCCTGGCCGAGACCACGCAGTGGCTGCAGTGGCTGAGCGTGGAGCAGCGCAAGCTGGTGTGGGCGCGCGCCCGCTACGTGCCGTGGCGAGCGATCTGTGAAGCGCACCAATGCTCCAAGCCCACCGCGTGGCGGCGTTGGCGGCACGCGCTCACGTTGATCGTGGTGCAGCTCAACGGCCAGCCGCCGCGCATCGTGGAGGCAATGCCGCAGCATGAAGCGACGTGACGCAATCGAACGCAAGCGCGCGCGTTGGATCGTAAAACCCCACGAAAATCGCTGAAACACTCACCCCGATTGCAGGGTATCTTTTGTGCCACGGTGGTCATGCGTCCTGAAGCACCGCGCTTCGGACGCGATGGCGACCCACGAGGTCAGTTGTAGACCCACAGGGTCTACGGGTCCTCCCTGTCGCACTGCAACAGCGGGCGGCAGAGCCGCAGAACCCCGCTACCGTCAGACTGCAAACCGAGGTTTGCGCCGGTTTGCGGGTTTGCAGGTTTGCGGTGCAACCCACGGTTTGCACCGCGACGATCTTCCACTGCTCTCCAACCCACCGGCCATTGCGTTCGCGTTCCCCCCTGTTCCCGGGCGCGATGGTCGGTGGGTTTCTTTTTTTCGAGTCCACGATGCCCCACGTCCTCACCGTCGAGACCCGCCGGGTCGAGGCGCTGATTCCCTACGCGAAAAATCCGCGCACGCACAGCGACGCGCAGATCGCAAAGATCGCCGCGAGCATCGTGGAATTTGGCTGGACCTCGCCGCTGCTCGTGGATGGCGAGAACGGCGTGATCGCCGGTCACGGCCGGCTGCTCGCTGCGCGCCGGCTCGGCATGACCGAGGTGCCGGTGATCGAACTGGCGCACCTGAGTGCGGCGCAGAAGCGTGCGTTGGTGATCGCCGACAACCGCATCGCCCTCGATGCCGGCTGGGATGAGGCGCTGCTGGTGCTGGAGTTGGCCGATCTCGCCGACGTCGGTTTCGACCTAGACATGACCGGCTTTACCGCCAGCGAGATCGAGCGGCTGCTCGACATGGTGGAAGACGACGACGCGGCGGGCGGCGATCCGGAACCTGTATCGCGTGCTGCGGACGCGGCAAACGACGATAACGCCGACGCCGATGCGATCGACAACGGCGAGGAAGACAGCGGTGAGGACCACGAGTCCGCATCGACGATCGCGCCGGTGTCCCGCGCGGGCGATGTCTGGATCATCGGCAGGCACCGGCTGATCTGCGGTGACGCTGGCGATCCCGCCGTCGTCGCGGCGCTGATGCGTGGCGAGACTGCGCACCTGTGCATCACCTCGCCGCCCTATGCGCGGCAGCGCGACTACGCCAGCGGCATCGGCGACTGGGATGGGCTGATGCGCGGGGTGTTCGCTGCCGCCGACGGCGCATTGCGCGACGACGCCCAACTGCTGGTCAACCTCGGCCTCGTCCACGACGACAACGAAGTGCAGCCGTATTGGGACGCCTGGGTCGCGTGGATGCGCGCGCAGGGATGGCGTCGCTTCGGTTGGTACGTCTGGGACCAGGGGCCGGGTCTGCCGGGCGACTGGCGCGGACGCCTCGCGCCCAGCTTCGAGTTCGTCTTCCACTTCAACCGCCACAACCGCAAGGCGAACAAGACCGTGCCGTGCAAGTTCGCGGGGCAGGACATCCACCTGCGCGCCGATGGCTCGTCCACTGCACTACGCGGTCGAGACGGCGGCGCACTGGCGTGGTCGCACGAGCACCAGCCCACGCAGGCCATGCGGATTCCGGACTCGGTGATACGCATCATGCGCCACAAGGGCAAGCTCGGCCGGGACATCGATCACCCGGCGGTGTTCCCGGTCGCGCTGCCAGTGTTCGTCATCGAGGCGTACACCGACGAGGCCGAGGTGGTGTACGAACCCTTCGGGGGCAGCGGCAGCACCCTGATCTCCTGCGAACGCACCGGGCGCGTCTGCCGCGCGGTGGAGATCGCCGCCGAGTACGTCGATGTCGCCATCGAACGCATCCGCCAGCAACTGCCGGGTCTCCCGATCACGCTCGAAGCGACCGGGGAACCGTTTGATGCGGTCGCGGCCGAACGGCGCGATGGCGCGCGGGCAGCAGCATGAGTTGGGTTGCGGACAAGATCGAGCACTGGCCACTCGCGCGGTTGCTGCCGTATGCGCGCAATGCGCGCACGCACTCGGACGACCAGGTCGCGCAGATCGCGGCCAGCATCGTCGAGTTCGGGTTCACGAATCCGATCCTCGTCGGTGGCGACGGCGTCATTGTCGCGGGCCACGGCCGCCTGGCCGCCGCGCGCAAGCTCGGACTGGAGGCGGTGCCGGTGGTCGTCCTCGATCACCTGACGCCGACGCAGCGTCGCGCGCTGGTGATCGCGGACAACCGCATCGCAGAGAACGCGGCGTGGGACGACGCCATGCTGCGCACCGAACTGGACGCGCTGCAGGCCGACGGGTTCGATCTGGATCTGACCGGCTTCGATCCAGACGCGCTCGCCGAACTGCTGGCCGGCCAGGAGACCGACCAAGCCGGTGACGTCGATGATGACGAGGTGCCCGAGGAAGCCGTCGCGGTGGTCTCGCGCCCCGGCGACCTGTGGGTGCTGGGCGAACACCGCGTGCTGTGCTGCGACGCCACCGATCCGGAGAGCTACGTGCATCTGCTGTCGGGCGAACGCGCGGACATGGTCTTCATCGATCCGCCGTACAACGTCGATTACGCCAACAGCGCGAAGGACAAACTCCGCGGCACCCAGCGTCCGATCCTCAACGACAATCTCGGCGCGGCCTTCCACGATTTCCTGCTCGCCGCGCTGACGCCGATCGTGGCGCAGTGCCGCGGTGCGATCTACATCGCCATGTCCTCGGGCGAACTCGACACGCTGCAGGCCGCGTTCCGCGCCGCAGGCGGACACTGGTCGACGTTCGTGATCTGGGCGAAGAACACCTTCACCCTCGGACGCGCGGACTACCAGCGCCAGTTCGAGCCGATTCTCTATGGCTGGCCGGAGGGCGCGCAGCGCCACTGGTGCGGCGATCGCGACCAGGGCGACGTGTGGCAGATCAAGAAGCCGCAGCGCAACGATCTGCATCCGACGATGAAGCCGGTCGAGTTGGTGGAGCGGTGCATCCGCAATTCCAGCCGACCGGGTGATGTGGTCCTCGACAGCTTCGGTGGATCGGGCACGACGCTGATCGCCGCGCACAAGTGCGGCCGGCGCGCGCGGTTGATGGAACTCGATCCGAAGTACGTCGATGTGATCGTGCGTCGCTGGCAGACCTGGAGCGGCGAATCCGCCCTGCGTGAAGCCGACGGCGTGCCGTTCGACGACGCGGCGGATGTGCTCGCATGAACCCGGCCCTGCACGCGCCGGCCTTCTACAACGAAATCGAACCCTATCTCTGCGCATGGCTCAACAACCAGATCGCCGCGGAATTGATTCCACCGGGCCGGGTCGATGGGCGGGACATCCGTGACCTCGACCCGAACGACCTCGCGGGCGCGAAGCAAGTCCACCTGTTCGCAGGCGTCGGCGGCTGGGCTTATGCCGCCCGACTCGCCGGCTGGCCGGACGACGCCGAACTGTGGAGCGCCTCGTGTCCGTGCCAGCCGTTCTCGCTCGCCGGCAAGCGCGGTGGGACCCACGATCCTCGGCACCTATGGCCCGACGTGTTTCGGCTCGTCCGTGCCCGACGGCCCGCTGTGCTGGTGGGAGAGCAGGTTGCGGCGGCGGCTGGCCAGCATTGGCTCGATCGAGTGTTCGCTGACCTGGCGAGTCTCGACTACGCCTGCCGGGCGGTCGTACTCCCGGCTTGTGCCGTCAACGCGCCCCATCGACGCGATCGACTGTGGTTTGTGGCTCACACCGACGACGCGCGATCACAAGGACTCGTGGGGCATGTCGCTGGCGCCGAGGAAGGATGGCGCATCGCGGACGGATCTGTTGCCGCGTCAGGTGTACGCGACGGTGCGTGTATTGTGGGCGACGCCGACGGCCTCGGCGGACAAGTCGATCCGCACGCCGGCCGGCGCGCGCCGGGAAGTCGAGCGCGACCGCTCGCCGGATCTGGCGGCGCAGACACTGGCGCTGTGGCCGACGCCGACGAGCCTCGCACCGCCGAAGGACGGGTACAACGGGGCGGGGAATTCGGCGGGACTGGTGGCGATTCGACAGATCGCGCTGGGACTGTATCCGACGCCGACCAGCGCGTGCGCGAACGGCGGCCAGACCTCGCGCAGCGGCACGCGCAGGCACGAGCCGCTGCTGCGCGGGATCGCGCTGGACCTGAGTGCGGCGCATGGGACGACGTCGAGTGGATCGTCGGACACGACGGCAAACTCCGCCGGGTCCCTCGCACCGGAGTTCGTCTTCTGGCTCATGGGATTCCCGCGCGCATTCCTCGATTGCGCGCCGCCGGCAATGCGATCGTCCCGATCCTCGCAGCGGAAGTCCTCCGTGCCCTGCGCGAAGGGTGACCCGGCATAAGCGAACGGGACCGGGCTATGCCCGATCCCGCTCAGGTGTCGTTCGGCTGGCGCTTCACATCTTCGCGACGCTGAACTCGTCGTCCTCGTAGATGCGCTTCGAGGTGCGCGCCTCGGCGCTGGCGCGCGGCCCGTCCTCGCCGTACCGGCTGAGCGCGGCGCAGCGCGCGAGGGTTTCGTTGCGTTCGTGGACGGTGCCGATACAGCCGACGCCGGTGACGTGGATCTGCCATTCGTGCATGGTCTGCTCCGTGGTGGCGTTCGAGGGCCGGGACCGGGCATGGCCCGGTCCCGCTGCGGTCAGGCGTCTTCGTTGAACATGAAGCTGCCGGGGCCATTGCCCTCGTCGTCGCTGAGCAGGATGAGCGTGCGTTCCTTGCCGTCGCGGCACTTGACGACGAAGCCGTAAAGCTCGTCGTCGAGCGGATCGTCGCTGGCGCCGCTGCGGGCGAGCGCGGTGATGGTGCCGCCGACCAGCGGCGCGAGTTGTTTGAGATAGAAATCGATCGAAGAGGACATCGGAAAACTCCAGCGTTGGGAGTGAGGGTTCGGCCGTCGAGGCGCGGTCAATCACGCTCGACGGTCTCGTCGTGGATCGCGGCGTGCATCACGAAGCCGGTGAGGTAGGGCACGCCGTGCGGGATGCCGTAGTCGATCGCGGTGCGCCGCTTGATGGTCATGCGCATCCATGCCGCGACGGTGTTCGCAATCGCGTCGGGCAGCGCCTGACCGTGGGACTGATGGCCGCAGACTTCATCGGCGAAGTGCCGTCCGGCCTTGCTGTCGAGAAAGGCCCGCACCGCGTCGAGCGATTCGTCGGTGGCCTCGGCGATGGCGGTCATGGCCAGCGGCCACGCGACGCTGGCGTAGCCGCGCATCGTGCCCCAGAAACCCCAGCTTTCGTTTTCGGTGGCGGGGATGGCGGTGTTCGTGTGCGTGTTCATGGTGGGATGTTTGTCTTGTGGTGTGCGTGCGGACATGAACGCGCTGTTCGCCATCGAAGCCAAGCGGTTCATCGCGATGTTTCGCTTCTTTTTCTCAAGATTTCGTGCGCGGTACGCGTGATCCGAACCGGCGCGCGGAAATGCGTCACGCAGGCGATTGTCGGTGCGCAATGCCGCGACTCGGTACGGCATTGCGTTGGGCTGCGTTGCGCTGCGGTGTCAGTCGGGCGTTCCCTCCTCGGACATGCGCTGCAGGAGCCGTACTGTCTCTTCGTCGTGCGGCAGTGCAGCGCGCAGGATGCACAGGGCCTGTTCGAGGCTGATGTCCGGACGTCGGTGGGCGACAAGCCAGCGCAGGGCCTGTTCGCGTTCGGTGATGGGTGTGTTGGTGTGCATCGTGAGGTTCCGTTGTTGGGCGACGTCGACATGAACACGCTGTTCGCGATGGAAGCCAAGCGGTTCAGGCGTTTTTTTTGCTCTTTCGCGAGCCACGTTGCACGTCGATTCTCGGTACACAATGCCGCGCCTCGGCACGGCATTGCGTTGGGCTGCGTTGCGCTGCGGCATCACGCCGTCGGCGCGACCTCGGCGATGCGGTACACGCGCACGCCGCCTTCGGCCTTGTCGGAGGTGACGTTCAGGCCGAGCTTCTTCTTGAAGGCCCCGGCGAAGGTGCCGCGCACCGTGTGCGCCTGCCAGCTGGTCGCTTCGCAGATCTGCGGGATCGTGGCGCCTTCGGGCCGCTTGAGCATCGCGATCACCTGCGCCTGCTTGCTGTTCTCGCGGGTGCGCGGTGCGGGCGTTTCGCCGTCGCCCGATGCGGTGGTGTCCTGCGCCGGCTTCGCGGCCTTGCGCGCGGTCTTCCGTGCGGGCTTGGCGGCGTTCTCGCCGGACGGCGTCGCTGCTTCGGCGGTGGCCTGCGCGGCGGGGCGCGCGCGGCCCAGCGCATCGTAGGCGGCGTCGGTGACGATCCAGTCGCCGTGGTGGCCGATGATCATCGCGCGCACGAACAAGGCCTCGATGACCTTCTTCTGCGCGCCGCCCTTGATGGTATCGGGGAACCATTCGATCTTGCCCTGCGTGTGATCGATGGCGTGGGTCAGCACGGCGGTCTGGTTGTCGTTCAGCGTGATCGGCTTGGCGGTCGTTGCGGTGTTCATGTGTGCTCCTGTGTCAGTGGTGTTGGATGTGGTTGGCGCGATGGGATGAACGCGCTGTTCTCCAACGAAGCCAAGCGCGATCTCGCGGATGTGCGTCGCGTTAAGCCAACGGACGGGAAGCCGTCGCCTGGCGCGCTGTGCGCGCATGAAGTCAAGTCATCGGTCAAACATTCGGATGGGAATTTCGATCCGCGCGTATGCGCGCCATCGCGGCGTCACCGACACCGCAGTACACAAGGCGATCCGTGCCGGGCGCGTCACACCGGAGGCCGATGGCACCATCGATGCGGCGAAGGCCGACGCGGAGTGGACGCGCAATTCCGCGCCCCCGCGCAGCGGCACGCAGGCGCGCGCACCGCGCGTGGTGGTTCCAGAGGCGGTGGAGATGGGGCGCGACACGGGCCGCGACGCGGGCGCGGCGGCGCTGCCGGCCGGCGGTGCGTCGCTGCTGCAGGCGCGCACGGTCAACGAGGTGGTGAAAGCGCAGACCAACAAGGTGCGGCTCGCGCGTCTGAAGGGCGAACTGGTCGAACGTTCGCAGGTGGTCGCGCACGTATTCAAGCTGGCGCGCGACGAGCGCGATGCGTGGCTCAACTGGCCGGCGCGGGTGTCGGCGCAGATGGCGGCGACGCTGGCGGTCGATCCGCACGCGATGCATCTGGCGCTGGAGGCGGCGGTCCGCACGCACCTCGCCGAACTGGGCGAGGTGCGGGTGAAGGTGGATTAGCCCACGAGGAGGGCGCAGGCCTGTTGGAGCAGGTGGTCGACCATCGCAAGACGCGCGTGCTGGGCCGGATCGTCGTTCTGTTCGTCGCTGCGCGTGTCGAGGCGGATGTGCAGCTCGGCGAGTGAACTGTCGATGCCGTCGAGGGAGTCGCCAACGGGCAGGGTGGCGTCGGGTTCGCCGCCGGCCGCACCGAGCGCCTGTTCGATGCCGCTGACCGCGAAGTTCAGGCCGTTCTGGAAGTCCTCGTCGTCCGGGTAGGCCGCGTACAGCGACTCGATGCGCTGCCGGATGAGCAACAGATCGGTGTGCAGCGGGTCGATGTGCAGGGGGGCGTGCATGGCGGTGTTCCTTGATGGTCGTCTGACCGGGGACGGCATGTACGCGCTGTTCGCCGCAGAAGCCAAGCGCGGCCGACGCCGCATCGCAACAGGATTCAGGCATGCTCGACTACGAAGGCGCGCACGAGATCGAGCGCGCCTGGCGGGAGGGCCTGACCCCCGATCCGCTGCTGTCGGTGTCGGACTGGTCCGACCAGCACCGGATGCTGTCCAGCAAGGCAGCGGCCGAACCGGGGCGCTGGCGCACGGCGCGCACGCCCTACCTGCGCGAGATCATGGATTGCCTTTCGCCGGCCTCACCGGTCGAGCGCGTGGTGTTCATGAAGGGCGCACAGGTCGGCGGGACCGAAGCGGGCAGTTGCTGGATCGGCTACGTGATCCACCACGCGCCCGGCCCGATGATGGCGGTCTGGCCGACGGTGGAGATGGCCAAGCGCAACTCCAAACAGCGGATCGACCCGCTGATCGAGGAGTCGCCGGTGCTGGCCGCGTTGATCGCACCCGCGCGTTCGCGCGATGCGGGCAACACGATTCTGGCGAAGGAGTTCCGCGGCGGCGTGCTGGTGATGACCGGCGCGAACAGCGCGGTCGGCCTGCGCTCGATGCCGGTGCGGTACCTGTTTCTCGACGAAGTGGATGGTTATCCGCTCGACGTCGAAGGGGAGGGCGATGCGATCTCGCTGGCGGAGGCGCGCACGCGCACCTTCACCCGGCGCAAGATCTTCATCGTCTCGACGCCGACGATCGCGGGCGCCAGCAGCATCGAGCGCGAGTACGAGGCGTCCGACCAGCGTCGGTACTTCGTGCCGTGCCCGCACTGCGCGCATGCGCAGTGGTTCAAGTTCGAGCGGCTGCGCTGGGAGCGCGGCCAGCCTGAAACCGCTGCCTACATCTGCGAAGGTTGCGAGCAGCCGATCGCCGAGCACCACAAGACGTGGATGCTTGAGCATGGGCAGTGGCGCGCGACGGCACCGGGGAACGGCCGGACGGCCGGATTTCACCTGTCATCGCTGTACAGCCCGGTGGGCTGGCGCAGCTGGCGCGAGATCGCCGCCGCCTGGGAGAGCGCGACCGACAAGACCACCGGCTCGGCCTCCGCGATCAAGACCTTCAAGAACACCGAACTCGGTGAGACCTGGGTGGAGGAGGGCGAAGCGCCGGACTGGCAGCAGTTGCTGGAGCGGCGCGAGGACTATCGCATCGGCACGGTGCCGCGCGGTGGCCTGCTGCTGGTGGGTGGTGCCGACGTGCAGAAGGATCGCATCGAGGTCTCGGTGTGGGCCTTCGGTCGCGGCAAGGAAGCGTGGCTCATCGAACACCGCGTGCTGATGGGCGACACCGCGCGCGAGGGCGTGTGGACGCAACTGCGCGCACTGCTCGGCGAGACCTGGACGCACGACGCCGGGGCGCAGCTGCCGCTGGCGCGCTTCGCCATCGACACCGGTTTCGCTACCCAGGAGGTCTACGCCTTCGTGCGCGCCTGCCGCGACAGTCGGGTGATGGCGGTGAAGGGCGCGGCGCGCGGCGCGGCACTGGTCGGTACGCCGACGGCGGTGGATGTCACCGTGGCTGGCAGGAAGCTGCGCCGGGGCATCAAGCTCTACACGGTCGTGGTCGGCATCGCCAAGCAGGCGCTGTACCAGCATCTGCGCCTGCACGCCGATGTGGCGGCCGACGGCCTGACGCCGGTGTATCCGGCCGGCTTCATTCACCTGCCGAAGATCGACGCCGAGTTCCTGCAGCAGTTGTGCGCGGAGCAGTTGATCACGCGGCGGGATCGCAATGGCTATGCGGTGCGCGAGTGGCAGAAGCTGCGCGAGCGCAACGAGGCGCTCGATTGCTACGTCTACGCGCGCGCGGCGGCGGCGGCGGCCGGACTGGATCGTTTCGAGCACAGGCACTGGCGCGAACTGGAGCGCTCGCTCGGGATCCAGGAGGCGCCCGATCCGCCACCGATGGCGATCACGACACCCCCAGACGAGGCCACCGGCGACGGTGGCCTTTCCACATCCGCGCGTCCGAGTCGTCGGCGCGTGGTCAAGAGCCGCTGGCTCCACCGTTGAGACCTGCCGCATGGCCTACACCCCCGAACAACTCGCGGCGCTCGAACGCGCGCTCGCGACCGGCGAGCAGCGCGTCACCTTCGGCGATCGCACCGTCGAGTACCGCTCGGTCGACGACCTGATCGCCGCCATTGGCGTCGTCCGACGCGGGCTTGAAGAGCAGGCGATCGCCGCAGGCACCGCCAGGCGTCGCCCTCGTCGTGTCGTCGTGAACACCGACAAGGCGACCTGAGCGCATGAGTTGGTGGTCGCGGCTGCGCGCACGGCTGTTTGGCGCGTCGCCCACCTACGACGGCGTCGGCGGCGGGCGACGTGCCCGGTTCTGGCAGGTCGGCAATCCCGGTGCGGTCGCGGCGCTCGCCTTCGCGCAGGACGAGTTGCGCGCCAAGAGCCGCGATCTGGTGCGCCGCAATGCCTGGGCGGCGACCGGCGTCGAGGCCTTCGTCGCCAACGCGATCGGCACCGGCATCAAACCGCAGTCGATGCTGCACGATCTCGCCCAACGCGAGGCGGTGCAGGCGCTGTGGCGCGACTGGTGCGAGGAGGCCGATGCCGCCGGGCTGACCGACTTCTACGGCCTGCAGGCGCTCGCCTGCCGGGCGATGCTCGAAGGTGGCGAGTGCCTGGTGCGGCTGCGCTACCGGCGTCCCGAAGATCGTCTCGCGGTCGGCCTGCAACTGCAGTTGCTCGAACCGGAGCACCTGCCGACGACGCTGAATCGAGAACTGCCCAACGGCAACGTGATCCGCGCCGGCATCGAGTTCAACGCCATCGGTGTGCGTGTCGCCTACCACCTCCACAAGAGCCATCCCGGCGACGGGATGCTCGCGCCGATGTCCGCGCACGGTGGCCTCGACACCGTGCGCGTGCCGGCCGACGAGATCCTGCACCTGTTCCGGCCGCTGCGGCCGGGCCAGATCCGCGGCGAGCCGTGGCTGGCGCGGGCACTGGTGAAGCTGCACGAACTCGACCAGTACGACGACGCGGAACTGGTGCGCAAGAAGACCGCGGCGATGTTCGCGGGCTTCATCACCCGCGCAGGGTTGGAGGACCCCTTGGTCGGAGAGGACGAGGCCGACGCGCAGGGCGTGGCGATGGCGAGCCTGGAGCCGGGGACGATGCAGTTCCTGGAACCGGGCGAGGACGTGAAGTTCTCGCAGCCGGCCGATGTGGGATCGAGCTACGCCGAGTTCATGCGCCAGCAGTTCCGCGCGGTCGCGGCGGCGATGGGCATCACCTACGAGATGTTGACCGGGGATCTGTCGCAACTGAACTACTCGTCGATCCGCGCCGGCCTGCTGGAGTTCCGGCGGCGCTGCGAGGCGATCCAGCACGGCGTGATCGTCCACCAGCTGTGCCGTCCGCTGTGGCGCGCGTGGATGACGCAGGCGGTGCTCGAAGGCGCGCTGGTGCTGCCCGGTTACGCGCGCGGCGGTGTCGCACGCCGACGCCAGTACCTCGCGGTGAAGTGGATCGCGCAGGGCTGGCAGTGGGTCGATCCGAAGAAGGAGTTCGACGCGATGATCGCGGCGATCCGCGGCGGCCTGCTCTCGCGCAGCGAGGCGATCTCCAGCTTCGGCTACGACGCCGAGGACATTGACCACGAGATCGCCGCCGACAACGCCCGCGCCGATGCGCTGGGCCTGCGCTTCGACTCCGATCCCCGTCACGAGGGTCGTTCGACCCCGTCCAACACCGCTCCACCTTCCCAGGCGAATTGATGACCTCCCTCGTCCACCTGGCGTCCCGTCTGTACGGGACGCCGCTGCTGATCGCGCGCGCCAAACTCGACACGATCCTCGCCGTGCTCGGTCCGCGCATCGGCCTGGCGCCGGTCGAGACGGCGTCCATCGGGCTCGTGCTGCCGACGGCCGCGCCGATGGCGTCGGACCCCGTGCCGACGATGCCCGGCATCGCAGTGATTCCGATCCACGGCACGCTGGTGCGCCGCGCGCTTGGGCTCGACGCGATGTCGGGGCTGACCTCCTACACGCGCATCGCGGCGGATCTCGATGCGGCGCTCGCCAGTCCGGACGTGGCCGGCATCCTGCTCGACATCGACTCGCCCGGTGGCGAGGCGGGTGGCGCGTTCGAGCTGGCCGACCAGATCCGCGCGGCGAGCGCGATCAAGCCGATTTGGGCGCATGCCGGCGACAGCGCGTTCTCGGCGGCCTACGCCCTCGCCTCCGCTGCGCAGCGCGTGACGCTCGCCCAGACCGGCGGTGTCGGCTCCATCGGCGTGATCGCACTGCACATCGACCAGTCGGTACGCAACGCGCAGAACGGCCTGAGCGTGACCGCGCTGTATGCCGGCACGCACAAGAACGACGCCACCCCGCACGCGCCGCTCACGCCGCAGGCGACCGAGGCCCTGCAAACCGAGATTGATCGGCTGTATGCCCTGTTCGTCGATCACGTCGCCGCGATGCGCGGGCTCGATGCCGCCGTCGTGCGCGCGACCGAAGCGGCGCTGTTCTTCGGTCAGGACGCGGTGACGGCGGGCCTGGCCGATGCGGTCGCGCCCTTCGACGCCGTGCTTGCCGACTTCGCCACCGCCCTTCGCGAGCGCGGGCGTTCGCCAGGTTCCCCGACACCGCTCGCTTCGCCGATGCGGCTTGCACTTCCAACGACTACGGAGATTTCGATGACTGTTCCCACCGAGGCGGCGCCCGCGCCGTCCACGCCTCCTGCTGCGCCCACCGCGCCCGCACCGGCCGCCGTCGTGCCCACGGTCGCGCCCGCCGCGCTGCCGGCGCCGACCGCGTCCGTCGCGCCGCCTTCCACCGATCCGCAAGGAGAGGCCGTCGCCATCGCCGAGCTGTGCCTGCTCGCCGGCTGTCCCGAACGCACCGGCGAGTTCCTCGCCGCACGCATGAGCGCGGCGCAGGTGCGCCATGTGCTGCTGCAGGCCCGCGCCGATCAGATCGAGATCGCTTCGCACCTCACGGTCACCGGCACCGCTGGCGCGACGAACGCCGCGAACGCCGCGAACGCCACCGCCGCCAACCCGGTACTCGATGCGGTGCGCAGGCGCATCGCCGTGACCCACCCGCAAGGAGTCTGAGCCATGCCCGTTCTCCATGAACCGATGACCCTCGGCGATCTGCTCAAGTACGAAGCGCCGAACCTGTACTCGCGCGACGAGGTGGTTGTCGCCTCGAACCAGACCCTCGCGCTTGGCGCCGTCGTCGGTCGCGTGACCGCCACCCGCGAGATCGTCGCCCTTGAGCCGACCGCCAGCGATGGCCGGGAGACCGTCGCGGGCGTCCTGATCGAAGCGGTGACCACGTCCGCGACCGAACGTCGTCGCAGCGTGATCGTCGGGCGCCACGCGATCGTTTTCGGCGGCGCGCTGGTGCTGCCCACCTCCCTCACGTCCGAACAGACCGCCGCCGCCCTCGCGCAGCTAGCGGCGCTCGGCGTCCTCGTCCGTCAGTTCCCGCAGAGCACGATCCATGCTGAATCCGTTCAATAACCCCGCGTTCTCGATGGCCGCGCTCACCGCCGCCATCAACCTGATCCCCAACCGCTACGGGCGCCTGCAGGAACTGGACCTGTTCCCGGAGAAGCCGGTGCGCCAGAACCAAATCCTGGTCGAGGAGCGGGCCGGTGTCCTGACCTTGCTGCCCACCAAGCCGCTCGGCGCACCGGGCACGCTGGCGGCGCGCAGCAAGCGCCGCATGCGCTCGTTCGTCGTGCCGCACATCCCGCACGACGATGTCGTGCTGCCCAACGAAGTGCAGGGGCTGCGCGCCTTCGGCTCGGAAACCGAGCTCGAATCCATCGCCTCCGTCGTCGCCGAAAAACTCGAGACCATGCGCAACAAGCATGCGATCACGCTCGAGCACCTGCGCATGGGCGCACTCAAGGGCTTGATCCTCGATTCGGACGGCAGCGTGCTCTACGACCTGTTCGAGGAGTTTCGGATCGCGCAGCAGTCCGTCGCATTCCAGATCGACAACCCGAACAACGGCACCGACGTCAAGCAGAAGTGCATCGAGACCCTCGCACTGATCGAGGAGGGGCTGCTCGGCGAGTTCATGACCAGTGCGCGCGTGCTGTGCTCGCAGGAGTTCTTCGCCGCGCTCACTTCGCACAAGGACGTGAAAACGGCATACGCGCAGTGGCAGCAGGGCGCGGTGCTGATCAACGACGTGCGCAAGGGCTTCAGCTTCGGCGGCCTGGTGTTCGAGGAATACCGCGGCAAGGCCTCCGACCTCGACGGCAACGTGCGTCGCTTCATCGCACCGGGCGAGGCGCACGCCTTCCCGATCGGCACCATCAACAGCTTCGCGACCTACAACGCCCCGGCGGACTTCAACGAGACCGTCAACACGCTCGGCCAGCCGGTCTACGCCAAGCAGGAGCCGCGCAAGTTCGAACGCGGCACCGACATGCACACCCAATCGAACCCGCTGCCGCTGTGTCTGCGTCCCAGCGTGCTGGTCAAGCTCTCGATCAACTGAGGCCCTCCGATGACGACGAACGAGAGGCTGGCGGCAGCGCCGCCGGCCGGGGACCGCTTTGTCCGCGCGATCGACCGCGTGCTGATCCACGAGGGTGGGGATGCCGACGACCCGCGCGATGCCGGCGGGCGCACGCGCTGGGGGATCAGCCAGCGCACCTATCCGACCCTCGACATCCGCCGGCTCACGCGGGCGGAGGCGATCGCGCTGTACCGGCGGGACTTCTGGACGCCGCTGCAGGGCGATGCGTTGCCGCCCGCGCTCGCGTTCCAGGCGCTGGATGCCGCCGTGAACCACGGCGTCGGACGCACGGTGCGCTGGCTGCAGCGGCTGGCGGGTGTACGGATCGACGGGCGACTCGGGCCGATGACGCTGGCGGCCCTGCGCTCGGCCGACGAGGCCTCGCTGATCGAGCGGTTGCTCGCGCTGCGGCTCGACCTGTACGCCGAACACGACCGCTTCGCCGTGTTCGGTCGCGGCTGGACGCGCCGGATTGCCGAGAACCTGCGCTACGCCGCGCGGGATCTGGCGTGAGCGCGCCGCTCGATCCGGCCTTCGAGGCCGCGCACGACGCGCTGTTCGCTGTGTTCGGCGAGCCGGCCATCGTGCGCCGGGGCCGCCGGCCACCGGTCGCCGTGCGTGTGGTGATCACCTACAACGTCGCCGAACTGGGCGACTACAGCCAGGGCTTCACCCGCGTCACCACCGTGAAGTTCCGCAAGACCGAGTGGACGCCGCGTGCGGGCGACGTTCTGCACGTGCCCGGCGGCCGGTTCCGGATCGAGCGCATCGTCGTCGACGACGGCTTCGTGACCGAAACGGTGCTGCATGGGTGAGATGCCGATCCCGTGGGCGATTCTGGAGCTGGTGCAGACGCGATTGCGCACGGTGCGTCGGGCGAACGAGTACCGGACCGACGCCGGCCGCGACGTGCGCCTGGAGCCGGGGGCATTCGACCCGAGTGATGCGCCACGCCTGACGCTGTATCCGTTGACGAGCGTGTTTCCCGAAGATGCGCGCAGTGCTGGCGAGCGCGGCTTCACCTTCGTCGTCGAGGCGCTGGTGCCGGTGAAACAGGGCGACGCGCAGTATCGCATCGTCGAGACCATCGCCGACATCGAGGATGCGCTGGACGGCTATGCGCAGGCACCGCTGGCATTGCCGCTGCAGTTCCAGGAGTCGGTACTGCTCGACCGACCGGACGGCATCGCCGCGATGGCGGCGCAGGTGCTGTTCGGGACGCGGTATCGGCGGGCGGGGCGGGTCGTCTGATCGCAGGCGTTCGCGTCGCCGGTCGCCTCGTGTCGGCGCTGGGCGGGGATCGCGACGATGAGAAACAGCAACCCGGCCAGTGACAGCGCGACGGTCAGCATGGGAACGACCCACTGTTGTCCACGAACGGCAGGCCAGTCGGCGCGCGGATCGAGGAGTGTCGGCACCAGATAGGTAATGACTACCAAGAGGACGAACACCACCAGCAGTGCGGCTAGCTCCAGTCCGTGACCACGACCGGTCTTGAAGAAATGCGTGATCGATGTGAGTGCGATGCCGATCGAAATGCAGATCATCGGGGAGGCGACTTGCAGCAGCCGCAGTCGGACATGGTCATAGAGGTCGAGAAGCGCCCGCCGCAACGGCGCAACGCTTCGCATCAATCCGACCAAGCCTCCCATGAGCATGCAACCGAGCATCTGAAATAAAAGCGCGGTGAACGAGAGGTAGTCGCCGAGGAGGTCGTCGGAGAGCCGGGCGCCGCCGCCGCTTCCGCCCAGAATCCTGAATTCCGACAGATGCACCAGGCCGATCAGGACCCCCGTGATCCCGAAAAAAATCGCGTCCTTGCCGAGTTCGGATCGCAGTTGCCGCGAGTATTCGACGAGCTTCGTGTCGATGATGCGATTGGTCGGGGGCATGCATCCGTTCCTGGCCTGGGGAAGAGATCCCTTGTAACGCACCCCGATCCTTCCCGAAAGCGGACACGTTCCGTTTCCCACTGAATTTCCATTCCTCCCCATGACCACGACCTCCACGCGGGGCGGTGGCGGCGCGTTCGCGTTGCACGCCGATCTCGACGGCCTGCTGTCCGCCTCCCGCAATCTGAGCGTGCTGGCCTCGCGGCTGCCGACCCTGCACACGCGCGCGACCGGCACCTTGTCCCGGCGTCTGCCGGTCCAGGCCCGCCGCGATATCCAGGCCGAGTACCAGATCGGCGCGCGCCGCCTCACGCAAGACCTGTCATCGCGCGTCACCGATGAGGGCGTGCGCCTGGTCGGCCGCTTCCGCGGCATCGGCCTACGGAATTTTTCGGCGCGTCCGACGGCGCGCGGCGTCACCGCCGCGATCTTCCGCGGCAAACGCAGCCTGCGCGAACACGCCTTCCTCGGCGTGGGTGTGAACCGCAATGCGCAGGTCTTCCGCCGTGAAGGCCCCAAGCGCCCGATGCAGCAAGGTCGCTACGCCGGCAAGCAGCGTCAACCGCTGGTCGCCGAGTACGGCGCCACCGCCGCGCAAATGCTCGGCAAGGGACGTCGCCCCGAACGCCTCGTCGACTACGCCCGCGGCGTGCTCGCCGCCGAATCCGAACGTCTCCTGCGGCTCGCCGCCGGGGCGTCCACCCCTGTTTCCCCCAACGCACCACGCACATGAAAACCATCCGCCTGTACCACCCGCACACCCACGAGGGCATCGCCTACGACCCGCCGCCGGAAGGCATCGAACTGAGCGTCAACGACGCCGACGCCGCCGTGCTCGAGGCATGGGGCCTGACCCGGCCGCCGCCCTCGCTCGCCGATGCGTCGACCACCGCACCCGTCGCCGACGTGTCCCTCGCCGACGCGGTGACCGACGCGGTGACCGACGCGGTCCCGCCGCGCCACGACCGCCGCGCCCGCGTCGCGGTCGATCGTTCCTCCACCGAACCCGCCGCCGATACGGCGGCCAGGAGCGTGTAATGCAGGACTTTTCGTTCCAGGGAAAACTCTATCTGGGCACCCGCCTGCCCGGCGGCCGGCCCGGCGCGCTGCGCTGGGTCGGCGATGCCCCCAAGTGCGACCTGACCCTCAAGACCGAGACCGAGACGCGCAAGGAATCGTACTCGGGCAATCGTCTGACCTCCGCCGTGTTGCAGAAGGGCAAGGAGGCCGAACTCACCGTCGCGATCAACTGGGCCGACATCGACAACCTGCTGCTCGGCCTGTACGCGAGCAAGGCGTCGATCGCCGCCGGCACGGTGACGGGTGAAGCGTTTCCGGCGGGGCTGGCCGCGAACGATGTGATCGCGCTCGATCACACCACGATCAGTCAGTTCGTGCTCACCGACGGCAACGCCGCACCCGCGACACTGGTGGCGAACACCCATTACCGGATCGAGAGCATCCGCGCGGGTCTGATCAAGCTGCTGAACCTCGCGACGTTCACTCAGCCGCTGCGCGCGGCCTACCGCTACGGCGCGCGCACCAGCGTGGCGATGTTGACCACGTCGGCACCGGAGCGCTTCCTGTACCTCGACGGCATCAACTCGATCGACAACGCGCCGGTGCAGGTGCGCCTGTACCGGGTGCAGTTCAATCCGGTGAGCAACCTCGGCCTGATCCATGAATCGTTCGGCCAGTTCGAGCTGAGCGCGTCGGTGCTGTTCGATGCCGAGGCCGCGGCCGACCCGTTGCTCGGCGGCTTCGGGCGACTCGATCTGCCGGAGGTGGCGTGATGGCCACGAAAATTCCCGCAGCGTCCACCTCCGATGCCACCGCCACAGCGGACGACCTCGCGATCCTGCATCCGGATCGCACGCTCACCCTCGGCGGTCGCGCGATCACGTTGCGCGAGTACGGCTTCTTCGAGGGCTTGGACGTGGCCGATCGCGCGGCCGGCTTCATCGCCGACCTCGTCGACGCCAGCGACGACGGTGCCCTGCGTTACGCGCACGTGCGCCGGCTGTTCGGTCGCCATCGCGCGGTGATTCCCGCGATCGCGGCGCAGGCGGGGGATGTCGAGGTCGCCTGGCTCGAAGCGTTGCTGCCGGACGACCTGGAGCTGTACCTCGCGACCTGGTTCGCGGTGAACGCCGCTTTTTTCGTGCGCGAGGTGCTGGCGGAACTGCGCGAGACCCAGCTGCGCGAGGCGCAGCGGCTCGCGGCCGGCGCCTCGGCTGGAGCGATCTCTTCGCCGGACTCGCCGCCGCCGGACACGGCATGCCCGACCAGCTCGGACGACGCACCGAGCGCCAGTTGATCGCCGCGTTCGAGGCGCTTGAACGCGCCGATCGCCACCGCCGTGCGGACTTCATCGAGGACGTGGCCACCGCCGTGTGGGGCGGGGAGGCCGCCGAGGCGCGGGTGAAGTCCCTGCGCGGGCGTCCATGAATCGATCCCGATGAATCAGGATTTCGTCCTCAACTTCAAGGTCCGCGGCGACTCCGCGCAGGCCGAGACCAGTCTCGGCCGGCTGCAGAACGCGCTCGTCCAAGTCGACCGCGCGCTGGGCCAGGTGCGCGCCGCCGGCCGGGCGGTCACCGTCGATGCGCAGGCGGCGCCCGCGCTCGCGGCGCAGCGCGCGATCACCGCCGAGGTCGAGCGACGCACGCGGCTCGAAGCCGACGCGGCGGCCCGCAATGCCGCCGCCTTGCGCCAGCAGGCGGTCGAGCAGGCGCGCATCGCCGAACGGCGTGCAGCGTCCACCGCGGTGTTTTCTGCAGCAACGCCGGAGCAGCTGCGCACGCCGGTCGAACGCACCGCGGTCCTGGGGCAGGCGCAGGCCCTGCAGCGCGACGCCGCGTTGCGGATGCTGGAGATCAACCGCCGCGCCGACGCGCTCGAAACGCGCCTGGCGACCACGCGCACCGGGCTCGCCGCCGCGACGGTCACCGCCGCACGCGCGACCGATGTCGGTCGCCGGGCCGTGGACCAATACGAGATCTCCGTCGGCCAGACCCGGCAGGCGATGCGCCAGCTGCCGGCGCAGATCACGGACATCGTCACCTCGCTGGCCGGCGGTCAGAAACCCTGGCTCGTGGCGATCCAGCAGGGCGGCCAGCTGAAGGATTCCTTCGGCGGCATCGTCCCTGCTGCGCGCGCCCTGCTGGGGGCGCTCTCGCCGATGGTGATCGGCCTGGGCCTGACCGCGGCCGCGATCGGCGCGGTCGCCGTCGCGGCGGTGTCCGGCTACCGCGAGACGCACGCCTACGAACGTGCGCTGATCGCCAGCGGCAACGCGGCCGCGACCACGGCCGGGCAACTGCGTGTGGTGAAGGACAGCGTCGGCGGCGCGACCGGCGAGTACGGCAATGCCGAAGCCGCGTTGACGGCGCTGGCCGCCGCAGGCTCTGTCGCGGGCGACACGCTCGAGGCGGCTGCGAGCGCCGCGGTCAATCTGTCGGAACTTACCGGCGCGTCGATCGAGGACACGACGCAGAAGGTGATTGCGCTGGCGCGCGCACCGTCCGCGCAACTGCTCGAACTCAATCAGCAGTACCGTTTCCTCTCGGTCGAGGTGTACCAGCATGTGCGCGCGCTGGAAGCGCAGGGCCGTGCGCAGGACGCCGCGCGCCTCGCGATCGAGACCTTCGCGCGCGTCCACGAGCAGCGCGTGCAGGACGCCTATGCGCGCGCGGGATCGCTGGAGCGGGCGTGGATCGCGCTCGGCAAGGTCATCGGCGGGGTCTGGCAGACGATCCGCAACATCGGTCGCGACGATCTCGCGTTCCGGCTGTCGAAGACCACCGACGAGCTGAACCGGATCGGCAACGAGTGGCGAGAACTCGGCGGCCTGAACTCGCTCGATGCGGTGCTGGCCAGCGCCGATGTCGATGCCGGCACGAAGCAACGCATCCGCGCGCTGCGGCAGGAGCAGGCGACCCTGCAGCGCGAGGCCAACGCAGAACAGGCTAAGGCCGATGCGCAGGCGGCGACGCAGGCCAGGCAGACCAATGCGATCAACGCCCTCGGTCGCGCGCAGGCGGCGCTCGGTCAGGACCGTGCGGTCGCCAAGGCGCAGCAACTGCGCGAACTTGAACGCGATGTCGCGGCGCTGCGTGCGGGCGGCGTGACGCAAGTCGAGGGTGCATCGCTCGCGACCTTCGAGAAGACGCGGCGCGCGCAGATCGACGAACAGTTCAAGGCGCCAAAGGCCCCGCGTGCCCCGAAGCCCAAGGCGACCGACGCCGATCGCGCCCGCGAGTCCGCCGAGCGCGAACTGGAGTCCCTGCGCCGCGAGGTCGCGCTGCTCGGCGAGGTCGAAACCGGCCAGACCAGTGCCGGCGAGGCCGCGCGCATCCGCTACGAGACGACACAAGGCGCGCTCAAGTCCCTTGCGCCCGCCCTCAAGGCGCAACTACTTCAGGAAGCCGAAGCCCTCGACAAGGCCCGCGCTGCCGCGGAGGCCGAACGTGAACGCAAGGCCGAACTCGAGAAGACCACACGTGCCTACGAGACGCTACGCGCCAGTCTGCGCACGCCGGCCGAGGTCGCGCTGGAAGATGCGCGGGCGCAGGTCACGCTGCTGAACGATGCGCTGCGCGATGGGATCGCGACCAAGGCCGCGTTCGACGTGGCGATGGCGCGCGTGGCGCAGACGACTTTCCGGAAGCCCGATGCGGCGCTCGATCGTGTACCCGGCGCGACACCGGATCTCGGGCAGACCGGCAGCGATCTCGCGCAGATCGAACAGTCGCGCACGCGGCTGGAAGCGTGGCACGCCGAACAGCTTGCGCTGCTCGCGCAGTTCCGTTCGCAGCGCGCCGATCTGAACGCGCAGTGGGATGCGCAGGAAGAGACGATCGAGCGCCAGCACCAGGCCGCGCTCGCGCAATTGCAATCTGCGCAGACGCAGGTGCTGCTCGCCGGTGCCTCCGCGACCTTCGGCCAGCTCGCCGACATCGCCAAATCCTTCGGCGGCGAGCAGAGCGCGACCTACCGCGCCCTGTTCGCGCTGTCGAAGGCCTTCGCCATCGCGCAGGCGGCGCTCGCGCTCGCCAACAACGTGGCCGAAGCGAGCAAGGTCGGTTTTCCGCAGAACATCCCCTTCATCGCGGGCGCCATCGCCCAGGGCGCGACCATCGCCGGGCTGATCGCGCAGGCGACCTTCAATGGCGGGGGCGGCTACGCCAGCGGCGGCCACGTGCGCGGGCCGGGCACGGCGACCTCCGACAGCATCCCGGCGTGGCTGTCGGATTTCGAGTTCGTCACCCGCGCCGCCATCGTGCGCCAGCCCGGCGCGTTGCCGTTTCTCGAAGACTTCAACCGACGCGGCATGCCGGCGCTGGAGGCCTGGCATGCGCGCCGCTTCGCCACGGCCGCGCCGCCGCAGGTCTCGCTGCCGCGCGCGCCGCGCGTCAACTTCGCCGAAGGCGGCCTCGCGCGCGCGGCAGCGGGTCTGAACCCGCAACTCAATCTGCGCCTGATCAATGCGATCAACACCGATGCGCTCGCCGAGTCGATGGCGCAGAGCCGGGGCCTGGAGCAGACCATTCTCAACGTGATCGACCGCAACGGCAGCTTTCTGCGCCAGCGGATTGGAGGCGCCTGATGGCCTACGCCATCGACACCGTGGTCAAGGGCGCAGGCCCGGACGCGCACCTGCAACTGCTCGATGTCCTGCGCGCGCTCGCGGAAAACGCCGGCTGGACGACGTTGCGCTTCGACACGTCGATCCCTGAGCGCGAACTGATCTTGCGTTCCACCGGCACCACCGGCGAGGAGGAGATCACGGTCGGCTTCAAGGCGTACCAGAACGTCGCCGCCGATTACTACAACCTGCTCGCCGCGACGATGGTGGGCTATGTGCCGGCTGCACCGTTCGAGGCGCAGCCGGGTATCAAGACCAGCGGCGTGCCTTGTCACAACCAGGCGGTGACGTACTTCCTGAACGCCAATCCGCGTCGCATCGTCGGCGCCCTCAAGGTCGGCTCGCCGATCTATGCGCACGTTTATGTCGGCAAGGCGCTCGCGTATGCGCGGCCGAAGGAATTTCCCTCGCCGCTCGTCGTCGCCGGGCACTTCGACGGCCGCGACGCACGGCGCTACAGCGACCTGCACTGGTTCCCCTACAAGGGCCGCAAGGGGAGCAGCGACAGCGGCTACACCGACGGGTTCCTGTTCCTGCGCGATGCCGGCGGCACCTGGAAGAAGGTGCAGATCTCGCCCTTCGGCAACGGCCAGGCGAGCGAGACCACCTATGCCGGGCTGGCCGGCGAGTACGTGGGTCGCAACGGCAGCGGGTATCGCTGTCTGGTGCCGGCCGGCACCTTGCACCAGCCGCAGCCGCTGGAACTGTACGAGATGAACTTCGGCGCCTACGACAACGACGTGCGCGGCTACAGCAGCAGCGGCAACCTCTACGGCGTCCTCGACGGTGTGAGCATGGTCTCCGGCTACAACAACGCCTCGGAGAACGTGCTGCAGCTCGAAGGCAGCGCGATCGTCGATCAAACCGGGATGAGCGTGCGCCAGGCGGTCGATGCGATCCGCGCCGTGAACGGTCGCGCGTTTGTGGTGTTGCAGGACGGCGCGCGCACGACCTGGCGCGACTACGTCGCGGTGGATATGACCTGATGGCGACGTTCACGGAACAGGTCGCCAGCTTCGTGGCGCTGAAGACCGCCATCGAGACGACCCTCACGGCACGCGGCTGGACGCTGGCGAACGGCATCCTGAGCAAGGGCGTCGCCTTCATGCAACTGACCGCGACGGCGATGGAACTGCGCCTGCAGGCCGGGACGGGGCAGGCGGGTGGGGCACTGACCGGCGCCTGCCCGCAGTCGGTGAAGCTGTTGTCCTTCGCCAATGCGCCGATCCAGTGGCCGGCCGTCTACACGCTGCACGCGTTCGATGCGCCCGACGAGATCTACTGCGTGCTGCGCTACAACGTCGATCGTCACCAGCACCTGAACTGGGGTGTGTCGACGATGCCGCAGATCGGCGGCACCGGCCTGTGGTGCTCCGGCACCTTCCGCGGCGATGTCGATGGCACGCGCGCGGGCGTGAAGGTGTACATCGACACCAACGCCGGCACCCAGCTCGGCGCCGCGCCCTACGACGGCCACGGGCTCGGATTCTTCTTCGCGAGCATGGCCGGCACGTATCACTCGTCGTTCATTCACTGCGGGCTCGAGGGTGCTCCAACCTGGCGCACGTCCTATGGCGGCGCGACCGGCGATCTGCTCGGCGTCTCGCACAAGGCCGGCCTGCTGCATGCGCTGCCCTCGCAGTTCAATCAGGCCACCGTGTTGCTGCCGATCGACGTGCTGCTCGCGCGCCAGGCGCAGGGCCAGACGATCGTCGCCACGTTTGCGCACGCGCGCTATTGCCGTCTGGACCACCTCGATCTGAGTCAACCGCTGCTCTACGGCCCCGAGCGCTGGACGCCGTACCCGCTGCACGCGGTCCACCCGATGCAGCGCAACGGCGCCGGCTGGCCGGTCGGCGCACAACACAGCGGCACCTTCGGCGTCGCGCTGCGGGATGCGCCCTGATGGCCGGATTGATCGGCCTCGCGCCGACGCCGCGGGCGTTCGGTGCGACCAACCCGATGCTCTCGATTGAGCTGAACGCGCTCGACGAGGGGGCGTTCGCCCCCGGCACTTACGCCCGCGAGCGGCTGACCGCGGGGGCGGGGGCTTTTCGTGCGCCCGAGGCGCTGCGCTGGCCCGCGACCGGGCGCCTCGCGCACCGGTTCGCGGAGGACCTGTTCGACCGTGTCCACGTCCTGCCGACCGCACTGTCGCTCGGCAGTGTCGTCTCCGAACTGACCCGCGAGATCGCGGTGTGGAACGCCTGGCGCACGGTTCCGCAGACGCTGGTCGCGCTGCGCCTGGACGGCGATGCCGGCAGCACGCTCGCCGCGCCGGGCGCGATGCCGCTGGCGCTGCGTCCGCTGCAGGAACGGGTGCTGACCCTCACCGTCGGCCTCGACGGCTCGCCGGTGATCGACGCGGTGGCGGTGCTGTCCTTCGCGGACGGCGCGAACTGGTCGATCCGGATCGACGGCCTACGCCTCAACGCCTGGTCGCTGCCGCCGGACTGGACCGAGCCGCTGACCGAGACGCTCGCCTGGCTCACCGACGTCCAGATCGCCATCGCCGGCACCGTCACCCGCACGCCGCTGCGCGAGGCGCCGCACCGGTCGTGGGAGTTCGCGATCCTCGCCGACCGGCGCGAGCGGCGCTGGGTCGAGCACGCGTTGTTCGACTGGACGGCGCGGGTGTGGGCGCTGCCGGTGTTCGTCGATACGTGGCGGCTCGGTGCGCCGCTGGCGGCGGGCGCGGTCGAGATCCCGGTCGACGCCACGGGGTTGGATTTTGCGGTCGGCAGCCTCGCCATGCTCTGGCGCGACGTGGCGAGCTACGAACTGGTCGAAGTCGCGCAGATCGCGAACGGTCGTGTGTCCTTGCGTGCGCCGACGCGCCGCGCGTGGCCGGTCGGCACGCGCCTGATCCCCTGCCGCACCGCGCGCCTGACCGATGCGCCGGAGTTGCGCCGGCTCAGCGACCGGCTGATGTCCGCACAGCTGCGCTTCGAGGCGGCCGAGCCGTGCGACTGGCCGGCGGCGTTGCCGTCGACGCGCTATTGCGGGTTCCCCGTGCTCGAACACCGCCCGGACGAAACCCGGGATCCGAGCGCGATCCTGGCCCGTCGCTTCGATCTGCTCGATGGCGACGTCGGCCGCACGCAGGTCGACGATGCGTCGGGCCTGGCGTGGACCACGCAGTCGCACGCCTGGCGGTTGTTCGGCCGCGCCGAACGCGCCGCACACCGCAGCCTGCTCTATGGGTTGCAGGGCCGGGCGGAGGCGCTGTGGCTGCCGACCTGGACCGACGATCTCGAGGTGATCGAGACGATCGGCGAGACCGCGCTCACGCTCACCGTCGCGGCCTGCGGCGTCAGTCGCAGCCTGCGCCAGCAGGCCGGCCGTCGCCACCTCCGCATCGAATTGATCGATGGCACGGTCTTGTACCGCGCCGTCGAAGCGTCGAGCGAATGGCAATCCCCCGCAGGAGACACACACGAACGTGTGCGGATCGACGTCGCGCTGGGTCTCGTTGTCAGACCCGAACGGGTCCGGCTGGTGAGCTGGATGGCGTTGGTCACGCTGGCGGGCGACACGGTCGAACTGCGCCACCACGCCGACAGCGACGGTCTGCTCGACTGCGCCGTGTCCTTCGCCGGCATTCCCGCGGAGGAGCCGTAAGCGTGGCCTTGCTCTCGCGCGAGATCGAGCTCTACGACTTCTCGATCGGCTTGCATCACTGGCGCTACACCGATGCCAAACGCGAAGCGATCGTCGAAGGCCAGCGTTACGCCCCGGTCACGCTCACGCGCGAGAAGATCGTGCAGTCGGCGGAAGAATCGAAGAACGCGCTGCAGATCACCGCGCCGCTGGATCTGCCGCTGCTGAACCTGTTCCGCCCGGTGCCGCCGGGGTTGCGCCTGCGCCTGGACCTCAAGCGCGTGCGGGTGCGCGACGGTCAGGTGCGCCTGGGCTGGACCGGGCACGTCGCCAATCTCGACGAAACCCACAGCGTCGCCAAGCTGCGCTGCGAGTCGCTCGCCGCCGCCGTCGAGACGCTCGGCCTGCGCCGCAGCTGGCAGTCGAACTGTCCACTGGTGCTCTACAGCCGGGGGCTCGGATTGTGCAATGCCGATCCGGACGCGCACGCGGTGCCGGCGGTCCTCAGCGACGCGACCGGCTACACCGTCGCGTCCGCCGCCTTCGATGCGTTCGACGACGGTCACTTCGACGGCGGCGTCCTGCAGTGGACGGCGACGCTCGGTGTCGAACGCCGCTTCATCGTCACCCACGTCGACGCCACCCTGCGCCTGCTCACGCCGGCCGCGCTCGCGCCCGACGCGCGCGTCGTCGCATTCCCCGGTTGCGATCGCACGCTGGGGCCGAACGGCTGCCCGAAATTCCGCAACGAACTGAACTACGGCGGCCAGCCGACCTTGAAGGGCATGCGCAATCCCTTCGGCAGCGACCCGGTCTTCTGATGCATTCCCCTCCCACGCACCGCCCGGCGCATGCGCGCCGGGCGACTGCTGCGCGCGTCCCGCACCCCAGGAACCTCTCCACGATGTGGATCTACGTCTTCGTGCTGATCCTCTCCATCGCCATCAGCATCGCGATGCGGCCCAAGCCGCAATCGACCAAGCCGCCGTCGCTTGCCGACTTCTCGGTGCCGACCGCCGAAGAAGGTCGCGAGGTGATGGTGATCTTCGGCGAGGTGTGGGTGGACGATCCGAACGTGCTCGCCTACGGCGATCTGCGCACCACGCCGATCAAGGCCAGCGGCGGGAAGTGATGGACGCTCTGCGCATTCACCTTCGGCATGTGCGCGCGATCGATCCGGCCGGCGGGCCGCTCTGCACGCCGGGCATTCGCGCGTGGTGCCGTCAGCACGGCATCGATCTGCGCGCGTTGCGCGAGGACGGCATCGCCGTCGACGACCACCCCCATCTGCACGACGATCCGTTCGTGGCGCGTGTTCTGGAGATTGCACGACGCGAACAGGGGGACTCCGATGCGTCGTGATCGCGTGTTTCGCGTCTGGACCACGGTCGTTGCCTTCGCCTCGCTCGGTTCCGGCGCCGTGCTCTGGTACGCGGGGGAGAGGCTCGCCGGCAGCTTCGGTATCGCGACGGCGCTCGTGCATCTGGTGTGGGCGGCGAATGGGTTCGGGCGCGACCGGAAGCTTGCCGCGAACGTTTTATGCACGGTGCATAAAATCTGGCGACGACGTCCGATCGTGATCCCCACGCTGCGCCCGATCGCGGTCTCGCCGCCGCGGCACACCCGGCTGCAGCGCCTGCGCGCCTGGGGCCGTCGCCGTGGGTAAGTCGAGCAAACCGACGATCGGCTACCGGCACTTCATGTACCTGTACATGGGCGAGTCGATTGGCCCGAACGACTACCTCGCAGGCGTGAAGGTCGGCGGGCAGACGGTGTTCGAGGGCGAACGCGCCGGCAGCGGCCTCTTGGCGATCAACCTGCCGCAGCTGTTCGGTGGGGACAAGAAGGAAGGCGGGCTCGTCGGCACGCTGCAGATCCGCATGGGCGAGCCGGACCAACTGCCGGTGCCCTACCTGCAACAGCAGGTGCCCGGTCCGTGGCCCGCCGCGCGCGGGCTGTGCACCACGCTGTACCGCGGAATGGTTGGGGCGATGAACCCGTACCTCAAACTCTGGGCCAAGCGTTGGGGACGCTTCGTGCAGGGCTGGTCGACGCCGGTGTGGCAGCCGCAGCTCGCGCGCATCGGTCGCGGCATGAACGCGGCGCACATCCACTACCAGTGCCTGACCGACACGGTCTGGGGCTGCGGTCTGGATCCCGCCCTGATCGATGGTGAGAGCTTCCTGCGCGCGGCCGAGCAGTTGCACGACGAGGCGTTCGGGTTGTGCCTCGGTTGGCGACGTGGGGACTCGATCGGGAATTTCCTGCAGACGGTGAACACCCACGTCGGCGGGCTGTGGGCGTTCGATCCGATGCGCGGCCAGTTCGTGTACCGGTTGTTCCGGCCGGACTACGACGTCGCCACGTTGCCGCTGCTCGACGAAACCAGCGTGCTGACGCTGGAGAGCTGGCAGACGCCGCTGCTGGATGGTTCCGTGAACGAGGTGACGGTGCTCGGCCGCGACTGCGTGACCAACCTCGAGATCGCCGCGACCTTCCAGAACATGGCGAACGTGCAGGCCCAGGCGCGGGTCGTCGCCGACCGGCGCGCGTTGCCTGGGCTGTGGAACCGCGACCTCTGCGAGCGCGTCGCCGCGCGCGAGACCGCCGCCGCCAGCAGCCTGCTGCAGCGGATCAAACTCACCGTCGATCGCCGCTTGTGGGGCGTGAAGCGCGGCGACGTGCTGGCCCTGTCCTGGCGGCGCAAGGGCGTACAGCGCATGCCCGTGCGGGTGCTGGAGGTGGACGAGGGCACGCGCACGGACGGTGCGCTCGCCCTGGTGCTGGTGCAGGACATCGACGGCATGGCCGCGACCACCTACCTGCGGCCGGTGATCGGGCCGTGGACGCCGCCGGACACGCGTCCGGTGCCGGTGCCGGCGCAGCGCCTCGTCGAGGCGACGTATCGTGATCTCGCCGGTCGGCTGCGCCCCGCGGATCTGGCGCAGGTCGAGGACGATGCCGGGTTCGTCGTCGCGCTCGGCGCGCGCCCGAACGGGCCGGCCTACGGCTACACGCTCACCACGCGCACTGGCGCGGGCGAGTTCGTCGAGGTCGCGGGCGGGGACTTCTCGGCCACGGCGACCCTCGCGGGTGCGCTGGGGCCGACCGACACGGTGGCGATGCTCGCGGACCTGCGCGACCTGGATCAGGTCGCCGTCGGCAGCGAGGCGCTGATCGACGAGGAACTGGTGCGCGTCGATGCCATCGATCCCGTCGCCGGCATCCTGACGATCGCACGGGGTTGCGTGGACACGGTGCCCGCGCCACACGCATCCGGCGCACGCTTGTGGTGTACCGAGACCTACGTCGGCGCCGATCCGACCGAATACCTCGCCGGGGATACCGTCCAGGCGAAACTGCTCACGCGCACGCAACAGGGCACGCTTGATCCCGCACTCGCGCCCGTTGCGCAGGTGCGCCTCGACGCGCGCCACGCCCGGCCCTATCCGCCGGGCCGGTTGCGGATCAACGGCGCCGCGTGGCCGCAGACGGCCTTCGCGCGACTCGACGTCGCCTGGGCGCACCGCGATCGCATGCTGCAGGGCGATCGCCTGATCGAACACGAGGCCGGCAGCATCGGCCCCGAACCGGGCACGACGACGACCGTGCGCGTGCTGCACGCGCTCAGCGGGGCGGTGCTGCACGAGACGACCGGCATCGCCGGGACGAGCCATACGGTCGAGTTGCTGCTGGCCGGCGATGCCGCTGTCCGCATCGAGGTTCGCAGCCAGCGTGGCGCGCTCGCCAGTCGCCAGACGCACGTGCGCACGCTCCAGTGCGAGTGTGGCGAGAAGTTGGCGAATGCCGACTTCGACACCCAGGCGGCGTGGACGCTCGGCGCCGGCTGGTCGATCGCCGGAAGTGCGGCGATCAAGGTCGCGGGTGTCGACTCCGATCTCGCGCAGCCCTTCGCGTTCGTCGACGGCGCGCAGTACCGCGTCGAGGTCGTCCTGTCGCAAGTTGCCGCCGGTAGCGCGCGCGTCGTCCTGGCCGGCACCACGCCTGCGCAGGGCGTGATGCGCGCCGGCAACGGCACCTACGTCGATCAGTTCACGGCGAATGCGCACACGGCGCTGCACATCGCTGCCGACGCCGCCTTCGCCGGTCGCATCGAGCGCATCAGCCTGCACCGATTGGCGTAGTTCACGAGAGACGTCAACGCCTGCATCGAAGCCTGTACGACAGGTATCCGGATGTCGCGGCGTGACATGCATCGGCGCTTGGCTTCCATCCCGCACAGCGCGTTTATGCCGTCGTCGAATCGCCGACGCCCACACCGAGAACACACATGCCCACGATGACGCTCGCCACACCGTACACCATGACCCTCCACATCCCCCGCACACCGCGCATCATTCAATTCCGGGGGAAATCGATGCACGTCGAACAACTCGGCGTGCGTCTGCCCTTCGCGTGCAAGCCCGACAACCTGCGCGAGATGTGTGCCACCGGCGAGCACCGCATCTACATCACCGAAACGGTCGAAATGACCATCGCGCAGTTCGATGACTTTACGAGGGACATGACCCGGCCGCAGCCGTGGCTCGCCGGCAAGGGCGGCAACGTCGCTGACGGTTGCCTGTGCGTCGAGGTCCACGCGCCCAGCCGCCCCTACCTCTACGTCGATCCCTCGGGGTACGACTACGCCCGCTACGTTGCGCGCCTTGGATAACCGAAATCCCCAAGAAAGAAGCCAATTCGACTTGGCTTCTTTCCCGAACAGCGCGTTCATGCAGCACCTTCACACCATCGACACGCGAGACATGAATCACCTCGACACACGACTGACCCGCATCGCACAGCAACACCTGCGGATCGAAACGCTGGAATCGCGTCATCGCGACAGTCTGGACTTCCACGAAGTCTCGGTGCTGGAACTGCGGGATGCGCTGGAGGCGGCCTACCGCGCCGGCATCGAGCAGGGCCGCAAGGACAAGAAGCGCAACGCTTCCGGCGGCTGAACAGGAATCTCATAACGCAGCAGGACGCGCTTGGCTTCCCTCGCGCACAGCGCGTTCATGCCCACCCCGACACGGACATCGACCCGCATGAAACTCAACCCCTCCCGCAAGCCCAAGCGCGTCAAGGAGTTCTTCCTCGCCTCCCTGCTGGTGCGCGTCCCCGGCAAGCGCGGCCGGCACGCATGGCGCCGCGAGATTCTGCGAGCGCGCAACCCGCACGCGCTGGTGCGCCACATCGGCGGACGCAAGCACATCGCCTACGCCAGCAACGGCATCGACGTCATCCGCATCGAACTGATCGACACCGGCACGACGATCCTCGCGCCCATCGCCGATGGCGCGCAGGTCGAACCGCTCGCGGAATTGCTCGCACGCATTGCCGCCAACCCCACCAGCATCGTGTGGTGACCGACATGACGCCGCATGCTTTCGAGCACAACGAGGATCCCTGCCGCTTTATCGCGCAGGCACGCCTCGGCATCGACATCGACGCCGTGGCGGTGTCCGGCGATATCGACCAGATCGCCCATGTCCAACGCCTGCTCGACGGGCTGGCGGAGGTCTACAGGATGGGCTTCGAGGACGGCGAGCGTCTCGCCACCATCACCGACTGGCCGGTGAAGGACCTCGTCGCCGAACTGCGCACCGATTTTCTGCTCGCCCTGCATCGCGGCGATGCGGATCTGCGCGACGTGATCATCGCTGAAATCGCCCGTCGCGCCGGCACCGGCAGCGACCCGCTCGTCGCCTTCGCGCCGCCGCTGGACCAGCAGGGCGACTGAGCATCTTTTCTATGTCGGCGCAGCCGCCTGTACATCACCTGTCGATGTTCCGATGTTGTCGATCACCCGCTTGGCTTCTCCCGCGAACAGCGCGTTCATCGACGCACACCCACACGCAAGGACCTTTCCAATGAACATGGAATTCGACGAACACGCCTTCAACACGCGCCGTGCCATCACGCAAGGCGAAGACGCGTTGATCAATATCCGGCAGGCGCTGGAACACGCCATGCGTGAGATCGAACGCTGCCAAGCGCGCTATCAGGCGGCTCCGCTGCACGAGAAGCCGCGTGTCATGAACCACGCCCTGTCCACGGTCTGTACATGGGCGATCGTCAACGCCCGGATCGGGTTGGCGGCGGACGCGCAGGCCGAGCTACACGCCATCGCCTTGAGGACGGACGCGCCATGAGGGAGATCCGCACCGCACCGGACAATGCGCGCGATCCCCTCGAAGCGATCCGCGCGCTCGACGCGCGGCTGCCGTTGGCGATGCAACGCGCCGACGACGACCTGCTCGCCGCTGTCGGCAGCGACCTCGCCCGGCGATGGCACGGCGACGGGGCGGGCGAGAGCGACGACGCCCGCTGACCCTCGCAAGGCCGCCTACGGTGCGCGCCGTCGCGCCGTAGGCGGTACCGGCACGTCGCCGACCGGCCCGCGTTGCATTTGGCTGTGTGCGCCACAGGCGCACACGCACCGCGCGCCGATGCCGTACTGAACCTGTCTGCCGTTGAATCTTCGCGCATTGCGCTTGGCTTCGTAGCGGAACAGCGCGTTCATGCGGTCACGCGATGCGCATCGCAGCGCGCAATCCACTCACAGGAATTTCCGATATGAAAGACACCCAGACACCCGCCGGCCCACGCGTCGACGAAATCGCATTCGCTCGCGCGCGCGGCAAAGACAGTTTCCGCATCATGCGCCTCGCGCTGACGCAGGCACTGCAACACATCGACGACCAAGAGCGTCGCTTCGATGCTATGAGCGACCTCGAAGACCAAGCCGCCCGCCTCAATCATGTGATGTTCCATCTCATCAGCGACTTGTTTCCGCGACTACGCCTCGACAGCGCTGCTGACGCCCAAGCCGCACTGCTGGTCGCTGCCGCGCGCGAGGTGAAGGCATGAGCCGCGCCGCCGTCTCGCAGGGGCTCGACAACGACCTTGCCGATGTCGTTCAAACCTTCGACACGCGCTTCCTGGTGGCGATCCATCACGGCGATGTCGACATCGTGAAGTTGGCCCGGGAAGAACTGATGAATCGTGGCCTCAACGGCGACGGCCGCTGGATTGGATTTGCGAAAGCGGGCGAAGCGCTGGGCATCTAGCGCCCCTGCCGGCCGGCTCGGAGGCCGGTGACAACTCGGACACAGCATACGCCCCGGCACAGTTCGCTGTGCCGGGGCTTTTCGTGCTTTCTATCCGGTCATTGCAATCGACACGATCCACAGGCCTAGCGTGGCGAGCATGAGCTTTTGCCGCAGGCCGTACCCGGCACCGGGCTTGCTCCGTAGCACTCGGGCCACAAGCACGGCGCCAAGAACGCCAAGGGTGGCAACGGGAGCATCCGCTTCTGTGATGGCCGCGCATGCAGACGCCACCATCGCCACGCCGACAGCCACGAATGCCGCTGCCGCTGCGTGGCGGTGGATGCGCCTGACCGCTTCGCTGCGCATGATCGCTGCGTCGCGCTGTGTGGTCGCCACGACAGGGGCCAGCAGCACGGCCCCGGCGCAGCAGGCCATAGCCGACACGAAGGGGGTAGCCTGCATGTCGATCGCGAGTACGAAGGCCGTGGACAAAAGCGCAGCCATGATCGCGGCATACGCCGACACCATGATCGCCCGCGTCGGCGCGGTGAAATAGACCGATAGGGCGATTTCGGATGCCCGAAGCTCGGGACGTCGGCGATGGGCGATGACGATGAGTACACCGGCGAGAATGACGCCGCTGATGGCAATGACCCTGGCGATTGTGGCTGGCATGATTTCATTCATAGCGATGATCACTGGCTCCGGTTTGCGAATGCAGGCGAGTCGCCCGGCGCTTGATCTCGTCTCCACCGGCACATAGGTGTCGGCGACAACTCAGATTTGCCATACGCCCCGGCACAGAGCTCCGTGTCGGGGCGTTTTTTGTTTGAGGCGGCGATCACATGCTGATGCTCGGATGGACAGGCACTGATTAGGGGTCGAACTGCGGTGATACCGTCGAAATGCCTACGTATTTCATCGAATACAGGCATCTGGTAGTGGCGCTGCCCGCGTGGCGCTGCCAATCGAATTCCATGTCCATTGTTCAAGGAGATTTTCCATGCAGAAGCGCATTTTCAATTCCCCGATTCTGACGGTTGCCCTGTTTGCCACGGCGCTGATGATGAGTTCGCAAGTTTTTGCTCAATGCTGTCCGGGTGGCGGTGGCGCACCAAAAGCCAAGAGTGGGCTCGGGGAATCTGTGCCCTCGGCAACCGATCTCGCAGTCGATCCCGAGTGGCAAGTCTATGAGTTCGAGCGCGGCGGGATTCGATACACGCAGATCAATGACAGCAATGGGAGGGTCCGTGCTGCCGTTGGGCGAGTTGATGGCGTGTTCTGGGTGATGCCGATCGGTGGAGACGCGGATCGTGTCTCTGTCGATGCGCTGCCAGCAATGTCGAGTCAACGGAAGGTGCTTTACCGGACGAGTGAAGTCGAGGTCGTCTTGCACCGTACCGCCGCTGGTGACTACTGGGAAGTGCGCCTGCCTGAAACGGCCTACTGATCGGCTGTTGGCAAATCGTTCGACTCAGCAAGCCACATGCTGATTTGATGCGCATGGCGGCGTTTAACGATGCCGCCATGCGCTTTGACCCTTGCTGACAACTCGATAGCCGCCTTTGCGCTTTTTGCCGTGCTCTGTGGCTGACTCGGATCTCGCGCCGTGATGATCAACACGATTCCCCGGCGACGGATCCCTTTGCGAACGCGCGTCTTGACGACATAGGCGCGGGGTTCGAGTTCGGACAATACATCGATGGCAAGACCCGCGCAGCGATACGCTACAAGCTGCAGGTCGACTGAAAGATATACGGGGTTGGAGCCAAGCAAGGGAAGAATGTGGGCGCCATTGCCGCGCGCGTCACTGAATTCCTCTGAATTGAGTACAGCATTCAGACCGTGCTCTTCAATTCTGAGTGGATAGATGTCAGTGATATAGGCGCCCAAACGTGCATTGTGCTCGACGGCCTCGTTGTTGAGTCTCAAAGCCCCTTCATAGTCACCGATGGATTTCAGGTAATCCGCGACCCGCTTGCGCTCCGTGTCTATCCGGATATGCATCTGCTTCATCTTGAGTGCTTTTTCGCGCAGCATCGGTTCTGACACAAGAAAACTTTTGCGCGACGCCTGTAGCGCCTCCTCTCCCGCGATGCCGAGTGCGCGCGCATTGGCGAAGTGATATGAAATCGCGTGTCCAAGTGCAAGCAGCCCGATCGACGCCATAACAAGCGAGTGCTGCACGACGAAAAGCGGAGCATCGTGGGCACCTTCCGTGTTGAGATAGTACAGTGTTCGCGCGAGCGCAAAGCAGGTTGTAGCCGTGCCGATGGCTGCACCCCGCCATCCATGCCGCAATGTCAAAATAGCAATCGGGAACAGCATGGTCTGCATGAGTCCGATTCGGAGATATTCGCTAATCTCTTTCGGAAAGACGATCAAGCAGAAAATCAGACCGAGGACGGCGCCGAAAATCAATGTGTCCCTTAGGAAATGCGGTGGTCTTTCAATTATTTCGCGTCGGCCAAGCCAGAGCATTCCTAGCGAAGTAATCGCAACGATGGCGAGGAAGTGGCCGACGAACCGGACATAGAAGAACTCTATGGTCAGGCCGTCGGGTGGTCCGCCAAATGTGTTGTTGACTGCGGAGGTGCAGGCCGCACCCCAAGCGGCGGATGACCCAGCGATGAGTGGTAGCCACTTCACCTGCTCGCGAAGTGATGGCAATTTTTCGCGTATGCCTGCGACCACAAGACAGGAGAGCAATGGCATCAGAAATGAGCTTGAGTAAACCCATACTGCGCTATTTGCAGGAATGCGAGGGATGCGCAGCATCAGCATTGCGCTGCAATCCCCAATTAGCAGATATGGCCAGTAGCGGTAAGGTAGGAGTAGGAAGAATGCGACCCTAACGCCCGCAGGTAGATACCATTGATCCAGTGAATTGAACCAGCCGGCAAGGTACGCCAGACAGAAGATGACACCAAGCATCGCGCCTCTTACTGGTCCCTCCCACTTACCAAGTTCCATTCCCATCCTCGTCCTTGTTGGTCATCGTCATCCGCGCCGACTTGTCCAGTGCAGCATCTGCCGTCTCTGTCGTCGCATTCTAGGGATCCTATGGGGGATTGATCCAGCCGACCACGGCACCGAGCAGGCACACCTGGTCCAGTTCCGCCTCGGAAATCACTGTGGCTTCAGCCTCCTTGCCGGCGCACGATAGAGCCCATGAATCGCGGCGCACCTGTATCCGCCGGATGTCTGGCCGCCCCCACAAGATGTAGGCATAGATGCCGCGATCAACGACTTGGTCGTGACGGTTGACGCTGGTGTCGATGAACACCAGGACGCCCTGGCGGATCTCCGGCTCCATCGCAATGGACGGCTGCAGCGTCCAGCGCAGCGCATTGAACGAAGTCATCCCGATGCGCGGGCGAGCGACCAGTTCCGGGATGACGATGCGCGGTGGCCCGCTAATGTGCCCGAATCCTTCGAGGCGATGAATCGTCAAATGGCCTGAAATCAGGCCATGTGTCTGCGAATCTGCCGCTGCGTGGACCGGGAGTCCGGCGAGCAACAGACGCTCGTAGGCCTCGCTGATGCGCTCGGGCGGAATGCCGAGGAGGTTCGCGACGACAGGTGCGTGTTCCGCCGGGATTGGTCGCCGGCCCATGCGCCAACTGGATACATCGCTCGACGACACCCGGTTATTGAGCGCGGCGACCAAGGTCCGGTTTCGGGTGCCGGTGGTGTCCATCGCGGCGACGAAGTTGGCGGTGTATGCGTTCATGCGGCTAATCATACCTCTCCGGCTGGCGTCGGCAACAGACTACAATCGAAGCGTTGCATTATGCGTGGCAATGCAATATAAATTCCCTAAACCGGCACGCGGCGCCACCTTTGGCCCCGTGCGGCGACTCAGGGAGACGCAGGATGCAGGTCGAGACATGCCAGGTCGGGCGCACGCTGCGCCTCGGCGACAACACCCGGATCGTGATCCGCCGCCGTGAGGGCGCGCGGGTCTGCGTGGACGTGACGGCACCAGCCGGCACGGACCTGATCTTGGGTGGCGCGTCTGTCCGCCCGATTTCGGGAACGATCGGCGTCTGGACCTACTTTTTCTCACTCCAAGCCCTCCGATGCTTCCGCCTGGGCCGGTTCGAGGTACGCGTGTGGCTCCCCGGTGAATTGGTCTCCCATGCGGCCGACTGCGACGACTGGCTGCACATCGGCGTCACCCCTGCCCGTAACCCCCTTCTTGCCCCCCGGTCGGCCCCCGTCACCCCTGCAGTCCCCCTGCTGCAGGTTGAGGACGACGGGGGCCGGCTTCTTCCTGGGGGTGCTTGAATGCCAGTTATCGATTGCTCCGTAGGCGAATCGTTCCGGATCGGCGGTGACATCCGTCTGCATCTGACCGGACGCGCAGACGAGATGCTCTACGTCTTCATCGACGCCGCAGCTCGCCACGAGTTGGGCGGGTTCGGCGGATTCCACGCCAGTGCGCCGTGCGGTATCCGGCGGCGTGCGCATGTTCTGGCGCTGCGCGATGACGAGTCGTTCTCCATCGGTCCTGCCGAGATCGCGGTCGAAGCTGTTTGCCTGCGGATACCGGGCGTGCGCACGCTTCGCGAAGTGCGCCTGCGCATCGTTCTGTTGTCGCCGCTGATCATCGTGCGCGAGGCACCATCGCGCCGCCGCACCCGTACCCATCGGCTTGCTGGTTGATCACGCCATGCTGGTTCTGACACGCCGAGTCGGCGAAAGCATCCGCATCGGCGACGCCGTGCGCCTGACGATCCTATCCAAACTGCGCGCGCACCTCACGGTCGCGCTTGCCGTGCCGCCCAACATCATCATCACCGACGAAACCGATATGCCCGTCAGTCCCGTGCGCAAGCGGCACCGCCGCGGCAAGCGCTATCTGATCGCCGTCATGGTGGGCGACTCCCTGCGAATCGGCGAGGAGGTCGTCGTGTCGTTCGGCGGCGGCGCCTTCGGTGGCTGGCTGGGTCTTGCGAGCGGGCGGCAAGTCCGAATCAACATCGATGCCCCTCGCGAGATCCCGGTGCATCGCGAAGAAATCTACCAACGCATTCAGCGCGGGGAACCTGACCCGCGCAGGGAGCGACATTGATTGCGCACTCGCCGGCAGGGACGCTTTCAGGACGACAGGACAAGGGTCGAGATCGTCGCCGATTTCGTGCTGCTTTGGGCGCGGGTGGCGTTTGGGATCGTGCTGTACTTCTTTATGTGAGTTCCAGATTTTATAGTTTGCTGCACGGACGCCTCAGGGCGTCGAACATGGAAGGGAAGGTAATGGAAGAATCCAATTTGATCGAGGTGCCGGCCAGAGTGAAGAAGCGGTTAGCGTGGATGGCCATCGTTTCCGTTCAGGCGGGTGTGCTTGTGGGAACAATCGTCCTATTTGCACGGCTGCTCATCAGTAAGCCGGCCGACGGATTCAGGGTTCTTGAGGCGCTGACCTGGGGGTGTGTGGTCGCCCTGATGATGTTCCTCGTCTTTGCTGTTTACCAGTTGGAGCCGTTTTCTATCGGATTGCGAACGAAGATGCGCCGTCTTGCATTCCGAATCTTCGCCGACGACAGAGCGACCGTTGCCGGTTACAAACGTCGCGTCGAAAGAATGATCAAGACACTCAATTTCAGATATTACTTCGATTACAGAGACGACTACGTAGATCGCCTCGCGCATCTGGTCTCCATTGGCTATATCGTGGTTCCGGGCGACGTTGAAGGACGGCGTCTGCATGCAGGTACACCATGTCGGCTCAACGTGCCACTGGATATCTTTGGCGTTCCAATCGATACCATCCAAATCAATGGAGGAATCTGCATCGGGCCTTCATTTTTGACGAATATGGAGTTTGATGAGGTCGTCCAGCGGCTCAAGCCGTACATTCCAGGTGCCGTCATGCAGGTCGACGAGCAGTTTGGTGGGAGAAGTTACGGAGTCCTCCGAGACGTGAAGCAACTCGACGGCTTGGACGCGCGGGGCAGCGCATGTGTGGTCGGGATTCAGGAACTCACACCGGTGGCGAGGCGACAGATTCCCGCGAAAGTTTCGATATTGTGCGCTCTCGTGCCGAAAGGACCAATGATTTGAAGTCGAATAGCTGTCGATCCAGTGCCGGCTCGATGGGCTCGACAAGCGTAGAGAGCCAACTGCAATCTCAAGAAAGACGATCTGGAGCGAATTTACATGTCAATTTTTGGAAACAAGGGGAATGACAGCGGTCATGGCGAATCATGGCCGTTGCGATTCGATTCGTTCGACTTCGACGTCAGGTGCTACAACACCCTGCGATGCTACGTCGTTTTCATGAATCAGCAGGTGTCGACGCACTTAGAGGAACCGTCGGGCGAGCCGCATTCGCCGGATTGGAAGGATCACTGGAAGGGTGGGTTTATCGTCACTCCCGACCAAGTGTTCCCTCCGCCCGTGGAAATTCATTGGACGGCACTCGATGGTGTCGAACGCTCAACTGAAATCGACTTGCAAGCGATTTTCCCCGAGCGACTGATTTTGCATGATGTCGATCAGGAGGATGTGGACCCCTTCTTTGGTCAGCATCCCGTGGAGCGAATGGTCGACATCTTGCTCGAAGTGAACAACTCGACCATCAATCTCTACATGCGTTCATGGGTGAGAACCAAGCACCCTGTCGACTCCGCTATCCCCGATGGAAAGCGCATCAGCCATCGAAAACTCATCCTGGCCTGGACAAAGACCTACTGA